CAATAAATGGGTTGGCATCACCGGCAATACATATTTTGGATTATCTGCTACGTCTGGACTTCAGGTTCAGGCTCAGGAATGCAGGGATTACCATGGTACATCGCCTGGAAATTTTAAGGTTTTTACTGGCGTTGGAACTGTTGATCCATCTGGATTTTTCGCCAGCGACAAAACATACTTCTATCGTTATGCACTAGAATACGATGGATATCAAATATCAACATTAGCTCCCCTAACATCTGATGCTATCGCGCCAACTGGTGGTTTTGCTGTTGGCAATATAACGGTTGAAATCGATGCCTATGGCGCAGCTACTGATGATTTTTCGGCTTTTACGAATAAGAGAATTACAGCCATTCTTATCTTTAGAGCCGAAAGCACCACTTCAATATCTCCATCTTTGCCTCAAACAGAATATCGTTTAGTTGATAGAATTGCTATAGATGATTCTGGGTGGTCTAATACCCCAGGATCGAACAAGTATGTGTTCTCGTATTCCGACACTGGGAATGAAGGTAGTACATTCAATGTATACTCTGGCATCTCTCAAGAAGCGACATCAAATTTCATGTCTTGGGGCATTGGTGCCATGGTCGATAATTATATGTTTATTGGCCAATGCGTTTCTTCTGATCTTGAGGAGGCACCATATCTTATTTTCCGTAGTGTCGCTGGTATGCCAGATGTTTTTGATTGGCAATCTTCAACACCAGCTATGATGCGTTTACCCAATAAACCAACTGCTATGGCGTCATGGTATGGGAAACTGTATGTCTGGGATGAAAACAATATGTATCGCATCAATCCGGATGCTATGGTTATTGAAGAAACAATACCTGGCTATGGATGCTTATACCAAACATCGCAGGTAGTAACAAAGTATGGTATTTTCTTCGGCGATAAAACCAGCGTGTACCATTACGATGGTTCTAAGTTGAACAGGATATCATCTGCGATTGATTTGTGGTCTGAGGATGTGGCAACCGATGGTGCACTTACAAATGTTTCTTATCGCAAGAATATTGCATATGCATCATCTTCCAATAAACTGAAGATGGCATATTGTCCATTGACCGATATGGTTCTCATAGCATTATACTCTACATCATTTACAGGTGTTATTGTCTATGGCTATTGTGTGCAAACCAGTGGGTGGACACTTCTATCGATGCCAGCTACATTTAACTCTTCTAATTTTGGATATATCACTGGCGCCCGTGGCGATGTGTATGTTGGCGGAGTGATTTATGGAACCACAAAGAAATTATATCAGATTCTCTGCAATGAAGACTCTCGTCTAGGATGGTTGTGGGTTTCGAAGAAAATTGCCTCGAACCAAAATGATGAGGGGCAATATACCAAGGTTTACTATATCCGACCGACTGGATCATTTGCATCCTCTGGTTCCGTTTATTATGGGATTGATGGTGCAAATTTGACCAATACGACATCGACTGGATCTAATTTCGCAATAAATAACTCATATAGAAAGAATAAATACATTCGCTTTGCCATCTCTGCTAATCCTGGGCAATATGTGAATGATATCACAATCATCTATCGGCAGATGATAGGAGTACGATAATGTCAGACTCTTCTAGAAGTCGTGGTACACTGAATCCATATACACCGAATCCATCCAATACTGTTCCCAGATCAGGATGGGATCCTAGACCAGAATGGGATGGTCGAGATTTTCGTCAGGGATTCAAAGATTATCTTCGTTATGATACGTTCGATAATTCCAAAAAAGCATTCGCTGACCAGTGGATCAATAGCCAAAATTGGAAAGACTGGAATGGTGGATGGTATCAACAGCTTGGAATGGATTTTGGGAGCGCCTGGTCTGCTTATCAGGTTGAATCGGATACCAATGCGGCTCGTGAACAGTATCGGAAACTGTCCGATATTAATTCTGATTACAACAAAGGAATATTCAATCGCATAAGCAGAATTAATCAGCCGGATGGATACCAAAATTCTCTTTTGTTCCGTTCTATGGGTTTAGGAGCAAAGTCATCTTCATTCCTAGGCTCAATGTCTTTCAATGATTTGAATGCCAAAGCCAAAGAGAATACCTACAATCAATTCGAGCAATCATTCGAAAATGCTCAAAAAAATGCTATGGGATATCTCGATCTAGCTTCTGGTAAAGAACTTTCTTTGCTCAAAATCATGAATGACCAAAATCTTGGATTGCAGCAATTGAAACAACAGAAGGAAATTGAAGAGGCCCAGCGCAAATCTCAACTGGCGAATAGTATCATCAAAACAGTTATTGGTGGCGCAGCCACTGTTTTGGGTGGTCCACTTGGCGCAGCATTATTCCTTGGAAGCACTGCTGCTAGCTCTCTTGGAAATGGTGGCAATTTTAATTACGACAAAAACCCAAATTACGATTACGATAACTATACTCCGCAGTTCAGTAAGGCATAAGGATCTTTATGGGACAATACTTTGATTTTGGCGACCAATTGGGTCCTCTTCTTCAGCAAGCTATTGCTCGTGCTGAACAATCGCATCAGTTCAATGAAGAACAGGCTTTCAAGTATATGCAGTTTCGAGAACTTCAGAAACAGCATAAAGAAACCATGCAGATGGACGAGCGTAAGCTTGGTCTTCAGCAACAGCAAATTGATATCGATAAAACGCGGAACGATCTTGAAGGTCGCCGTATTTCTTTATCTGCCACAGAAGCATCTTCCAAATTCCTTGAACAATATATGAATGAAGATGCCGTAACTGCGCTTGGTCTCGATCCAAGTAAGATTACTCCAGTCGATGCTACCAAGGTAAATGATTATCTTCGTTCTGCATATGGCGATCAAGCGGCACAATTGCAGCAGATTATGCGTTCCAACAAAGTAGCGTCGAAGAGTTTTGTTGATGCCGTGGTCGGTGCTGAGAGTGGTGGAAATAACAACGCTAGCAATCCAAATTCGACTGCTACTGGCGCTGGTCAATTCATCGATGCTACATGGCTGTCGATGGTGAAGAAGTATGCTCCAGAAAAGGCTGCTGGGAAAACAGATGCAGAGATATTGGCAATGCGTAGCGATGGTGATCTTTCCCGTCTTATGGTGCAAAAGTATTCGGATGAAAATGCGGCATATCTAACAAAGGGAGGAGTTGATAGTCCAACACCTGGCCAATTGTATCTTGCTCATTTTCTTGGTCCACAAGGGGCGCTGAAAGTTATCCAAAACAGTGATTCGAAACTTTCGGATATTCTTCCAGATTCTACAATTTCTGCGAATAAATCCGTCTTCGATAAACTGTCTACTGGTAGTGATCTTGCTAATTGGGCGGATAGCAAAATGTCTTCTGTTGCTAGTGCCCAGGAAAATGGTAATGAACAGCCTATTCGCTATTACTCGAAGGATCTTGTTGGCGCATTGAAAGAGCGTGCAGCTATTGACAGAGACAATGCTGCGAGAGATGCGATGCAGGAAAAGAAACCACATCCAATCGAGGGACTTAATGAGATACCAGCTCCGACGGTTTCGCAGGGTGAAACTAGATCGATACGGGGAAGTATCCCAGTTGCACCAACGGTTTGGAATGAACTCAAGAGTAAGATGCAGATATCCCCATTAAGCAAATTCTCGCTTAATGCGTCTGAAACAAATGAATATCTTCGCAAAAAAATACCTGCTTTGTTCGAAAATTATAATCCAGAGACTGGACGTATTGATAATACGGGAGAAGTTTCCGATATTGGTTATGATTATAAGAACAATGCAATCACTTTCACCAGAAAGTATAGGGAGGCTCCTGACGTAGCATATAAGGCAGCAGAGGTTGCTGATTTCATTAAGAACTCACTGCCAAGAATTGGCAAATCTATATCCCAAATGACTCCGAGTGAATTGAGAAACCAGGAAGCCCAGTTGGTCGATATGGGTGGTAAGCTTGGCGCACTTAGCCAGGCGTTCCCGCAATATGCAAAGGAACTGAGTCCATATAGTGCATGGTTCAAAAAGTATATGGAACAAATCGAGTTGGAGAAAGCTAAATTGGCGCAAAAGAGTAGCGCCGCGTCAGCTTCTCAACAACTGCGTATGCTTCAAATGTTGATGCAAGCAAAAGATCCAAACGCCTTGAAATTCCTTCAGGAAAATTCTGGCGTAGCAAATTAATTTATCGTTAAACCATACCTAGCGAAAGGCTTATTATGGCTGAGCAAGATCCTACCTTTGGTGGGGCAGACCCACTATTCGAAGCAGTTAACAAAGCCTACCGAAACAACCCCAACTCATTCTCCCAAGAAGATGTGAATTTTCTCCGAAGTCGCGCCCAGGATTTGGGCGTTGACTTTGAAGAACAATCCACAGACTTCGATCTCATGCGTATCGCATCCAAAGCAATCACTGGATTCGTTACTGGTTTCTCTACCATCGATGGACTTGGTGACACACCACGTAATGAATGGGAACAGCTTTCGTACAATATTGGGCATCTCGCTGGATTCATGGGATTTGTCCCTGGCGCTGGTACTGCCGCAAGAATGGCTACCATGGGACTTTCTCGTGGCGCAGCACACTTCCTTGGTATGGAGGCGGAGAAGGCGGTAATTAGTTCTGGTGAGAAATTTTTGGCTGGTGCTGCATCCAGATCTTGGTCCGTTCCAATGCTTGCCTCTGACTGGTTTATGAAGGGGGTTGGTTCATACGTTTCAAAGAATGCTGCCATTGAATCGATTTCGTTTCTACAAAATTCAATCGTCAAGGATATCATTGGTGGTGCTGCACATCTTGGTGTTGCATCTGCGGTATCTGCCGCCCCAATCTATCAAGCAGCTTTGGACAAGCGTATCGATGGTCTCGTCGGTGGCATTGAGGCTGGGGCTGTGTTCAAGGTGATCGGCAACACAATCACAGCTGGGAATCTCGCCAAAGCCACTGGTGGCAAGATTGGATTCACAGCACAGGATATCGTAGAAAATCCTGACGAATACAAAACTGCTCTTATGTGGCAGACTGGAGTGCGTGCAGTTGCTGCATCGATGTATATGGGTCTTCCATCAACATTGCATAACGAGCCTGGTCTTATGCAGGCATACCAGTATATCTCTGGTGCCGCATTTGGGATGAAGGAACAATCGATTCACGAGAAAGAAGCTGGACGATTCATCACGAATTTTTATCGCAATCGTACCGATTATGAGCTGTACAATGTTCTTTCCGACAAACCAGAAAAGATGACTGACTATGACCAGCTGACCGATGAAGCTAAGGAATTAGTTAAGGCAAGTGTTTCTTTTAGTCATGGTCGGCTGTTCATGAAAGATCACGTTGCAAAATACGTAGATTATTACGATCAGCAAATCAGTGAGGGTGGTATTGTGACTGCCAAGGCGCTGCAGAATGCTCTCGATATGATTCGTGATGATGTGAAGTCTGGGAAAATTGATGATCCAAAGAAAGCGGCGCAAGCTGCATTTGCTCTTGAATGGGTTGATAAGCAACAGACACTCGAAGCGAATGGTGTTTCGCCAGAACAGGCTTTTGCTCAGACTGCTGGACATGTGAGCAAAGAAGGCTCGCAGGCATTTAAAGTTATCAATGAGTTAAAGAAGTATGCTATTACTTCTCAACTTGCTGGTGATGCAATGAATGCGACCGATGCTATCGTATCTAACGAGGTACGTCTGCAGATCAATGACCATATTCGTGAAACTGGTGCTGACCCACGCTTTATCAATGTCTTCTTAGAAACAGCGCGTGGATTTCAGCAAAAAGGTGATGCAGATAAGATGGTGAGCAATGGCGAGTTCCAGCGTCGCGTCTTATTTGATCTTCTTGGGATGTCTGTTGAGCCTCCAATGAAACCAGGTGCTCTCGATGATATGAAAACGAAGATCGAAGCACTTGATAAAAAGTATGAAGAAGACAAGACTAAAGTAACCACTCCGCAGGAGCTTGAAGATCTGCAGAAGATCTATGAGTCAGATAAGCAACTTGTCATGATTGATTATCTCGATGAAACACGAGATCATCAATCTCCCGATGAGTTCATTAAAAAGGTGGAGTCTAAATATGGCACTATTGGAGATGAGCAAAAGAAAAAGCTCATCAAATTCTGGATCAATGTGCATGATGCCACTGTTCAACCACAGATGACCCCAAATCAATTTGGGAAACTTCGCAAGACCGATGAACTGAATGCGGAAGGCGAGCGCAACATCCAGCTTCGCCCAATGTCATTTGTTGAAGATATCCTCACCAACACCAGTGGGTATCGTACACGTGTCACAATGATTAATGAAGCATATGACCAGGGTAGGGCTGGTCGTAAGTCCAATTCGATCAAACCACTTTTTGGAGTTGATGGTGCAGTGGATGTGAACATCCATGATAAGTCCATTCTCCCTGGCATTTTTCTCTCCGCCTACGACAAGGATATGATGGTTGTATCTGGCATGAAAGCCAATAGCACTATTGTCCTTATGAAATCATTGGTGAAAGAGACTGGTTCTCGTGTCAGCGAAGAAGGTGGAATGGATACCGTTTATTCTACTGAAGGCGGTGCAGATTTCACTGTTCAGGAAAAACTTCGTGCACTTCAAGATCATATCGATGAACAGAATCGCATCATCGACGAGAAGAACAAAACACTTCCCAAAGATAAACAAATTGAATATGTGCGTGGAGCGTTTGATGTGTATACATCTGCGCTTGAGGAGTACATTGACTCATTCCGCAATTCAAAGGATAAGAAATGGGAAAAAGTCGATGATGACACTCTGGTTAAGATGTTCGAAAAAAATTACGCGAATAATATCGCCTATATCGAACTGATCAATAGCGATGGTATCGATGCCAAGACAGCGATGCCATGGGAGTATATTGTTTCCAATCCAAAGAAATTCATTACTACTCCACAAGAGTTCAATAAGCGTGCACAGCTTCTATACGCTGGAGAACATCGGCTTCGTGGCGAGTTGTTTCATGATCTTCAAAACATAGTTATGGACCCAAATCGTCCAGACCTTGGGCCGCAACTGAACTATGTTCTTATTGATCATCGTGGCTTATCGATCAATGCCAATGGCATTTCTGAACTTCCATGGGCATATGAGATGCACGGAGATAAGATTGTGCGTCAGCAACGCGCCGTTGATGATGGCGCATTGACGCTTCGTTCTGATGTCTATGACCGTATGCTTGAGACAATGGGACTGCAGTCTAAGACATCTCACCAAAAGGGTGTCGGACTGTATGCGGGATCTGACATGAATGGTGCTTTGATGTTTAAGTTCGCTTATCATCGTGCGTCAGAAGAACTCGACAAGTATATGATGGAACAAGGTATTCACGCTCTTGTTCCACTGAAGGTTGCTAAACAAACTGGTGATCGTGAAGCACGCAATTTGTCTTATACGGATAAGGGATATGAATTATCCGGTGGACAAGTTTATAACTTACCAGTTAATAAGCTGACAATAAACTATTCAGCTGGTGAGACAGAGCACAATATCCATGACCAGCGTGCAGTTGTTCAGCTCTATAGCAACCTGAATCTTCAGCAGGCTGATCATTCGACCATGATGGAGTTTAAGAACTTCTTGAAGAAGCTTGGCTTCGATGGTGACGATGTGCATAATGCTCTCGCCAAACAACATGCGAAGATGTATCAGGATTATGCTGATGCATTATATTCTGGTGGAAAAATGGACGAGTCTGCTCTCGCTACTATGCGTAAGCAGATGGATAAATTATCCGATGATATCGATGTGACAAAACTTGGCTTCTCGCAAGTTTTGAATATTGTGCGCGGCAATATTCGCGTTGAAAGCAAACTCTACGACAAGATGATGCAGCATATACTTCGTCTTGATGCGGATGGTGAGTTCAATGCAGCGGATGAAGGTGTCGTGGATAAGGACACGGAGAATATCAACAATGCAGTCGATACGATGCGTATGGGTGCAATGCGTATTCTTCAGACTGTTGGCAAAGTGACTCCAGCGATGGTAGAGGTTGGACCATTGAAGAGCTACGTTGACTCGGTTACAACATCATATCTCAACATGCTCATCAAGCGCCCAAGTATTCCCTACTCTATGAAAGCTGTGTTGTCTCCAATGTATCTTGACCAGATTGCCAAGTATAATCTTCAAGCTGGCGAATATATGATGGACAAAGGAGCGAAGAATAAGCGAATTCGATTCACAACTAGCAATAATGTGAAGGAAGAGGTGGGGTTTGGCAAGGCGTGGGAAATATACAACGCTACCACAGATCCAGTTCTTAAATCACAAATGGAACGTGATCTGCTTCATGCGGTAGTTCGCGTACCTGCAGATTCTGTTTCTGGCGTTCGTATGCTTAAGTTCAAGGGCTTTACAGATATTGAAGGCTATGGAATGATCATGCATCCAGAAGATATGGTGAACGAGGGTGGCGCTGACTATGATATCGATAGTGCTTTTGTTTACACATATCTACCAGAATCAGTAAAAGATACATATCTTAAGAATGCTGATGAATGGTACAAATGGTACGCACACGATGGTAATGATTTCATCAAAACAAAGGAAGGCAAATATATCGAGGTGAAGAAGGATGCTCCTGGCGCCAAAAAAGTATATGCGCCAGCAAAAGCATCCAATCCATTCTCTGCAGTGGAAGATCCAAACATTGTTTCAATGAAGAAACATCCAGTAGCTACACCAAGCCCGACAATGATTGTTCGCGTGGCTCAAGACACGCATTTATCGAATATGGCGCTTGGACCAGGACTGAACCATACGCGACGGCTGCGCACACTCTTTGATATCTATGGAGCAAATGCAGAAGTTCCATTGAATTTCTGGGGTGATGCTATAAAGCCATATGAAGAACTTATTGGTAAATATCTTCCAGAAGGGGCAGTAATACAAACTAAGGGAATGAAAGCATTCGTGCGTACAGCAGACTCCTCTCAGGGTCTTCGTGATATGACGCGTGAAATTGTTAACGTTGCAGCGGATGCGGAAGGAAAGCTGAAGAGTAATAGAGAGATTGCTAATATCATTACCAACTCGTTCCTTGGAAGTGATAAGAACATACATATCAGGGTTCCATACCGTGTTGGCGAAGGCAAAAAAGAGTATGCGGATGTTAAGATCCCATATGCTGATTTTGTGTCTGCAGACCCAGAGCGCAATGTATCCTCGTTATTCAAATATTATTCAAAGCTCTCGGCTTTGGACAATGCGTTCAAAGGATATGATTATGGTGGAAGCAGAAAACTGAAGGATGGCACTATCGAATATACACAGCCGCATCGCATGGATATATCTGAGATGCTTGATAAAATGAACATCGCGGTGAACTCGCTCGATCATCATGGTGATGAAAATATCCTGTATTCTCTCTCTAAGGATGTCGTGACTGATCCAGAGGTAAAGCGATTCATCGATCAAGGAGGACTTGACGGCGAAAATGCTAAGATATTCGGCGCTCGCTGGGTTGGTGTTCAGACGAAGCGTAAGATGGAACCTGGCATCAAGCAGGAATTCGATGCGTTTATGAAATCGCATGACCCACTTGCGCAACTCATCATGCGCTATTCGTTCAGAAACTATCTGCAAATAGCCACTCCAAATGCTACGAAGCCATGGCAAAAATTTCAAGATGCCATGGATGTTGTCAGTGCATTGCGCATGAAGGCTGTTGGCGAGGCTGCCGAAAAAGCTGGCTACGACATGAAGGAACTTGAATCCATCGTTGTGAAATTGGATGGATACAAGAAATATTTTCGTGTGATGCAGAAAATGGACGCTATGGAAGACATGTCTGAGGCCGAGAAGTACATGAGTCGTTCTTTGACGAAACAGGAGCTTTACAAAGAGGTCTCCGAATACTTCAAGACACTCTATGGCAAATCGAAAGAACTCGGTGATTTCGCAGCCCAGTGGTATACTGGTTCTCTTTATGCCCAAACCGAGGACATGAGAAGTTACATGGATGAGTATGAGGATCGTTTTGCAAAACTAAAGGCGCAATTCGATGATCCAACCACAAAGAAAGAAGACAAGGCAGAGCTTAAGAAAAAGCTTGATGATGCTAGGCAGGATATTGCCGATAAGCGTAAGCAGTATAGCCAAACGAACTTTGGTATGCTTGCGGCAAATTCTCCATTTATTCCCGATTATATTCTTAGGGATCACTGGAACACATATTCTGAATTTGTCGGAGCAACTTTCAAAGATCATGTCGGTCCTGATGATATGAAGGACATCGTGATGCGCTCCATGCGTGGGCCATCACCACAAATGCTCAATCTTCAACCAGATGCTGTGGCATTTGGACAAACAGCCTTTATCGACGAACTGGTAGACGCTGGAGAGGTGATGCGACGTCGCACATCATACTTCAAAGCACTTCCTCAGATCGCCCAGATGGAATTGAACAAGCGTTTGACAAATCTTTCGAATGCATTGCGAGATATGCTGTATCGTCACCCAAATCTTATCCCGCATTTCAATGAAAAGATATTTGGTCATATTGCTGTGCGTCTTGGAGAGCTTGGTGTGGAACCAAATCTCGTGAAATTAGAAACCATCGAACAAGCGCTTAAAGATTACCATGATACATTCGACGAAAAGGGTGATCCACGCCTTCGCTGGTATCACTACTTCATGCCTCCACAGGTTTTGGACGATAAAATGCGTCGATGGGACCCTCAGGAATTCGTTTATAAAGCATGGCCAACAGTCACTGGAATCGATGAAAAAACAGCTGTTGTTCGTGATTCTTATATTCGAGTATTTATGTCAACGCAGGAAAAGATACGTCTTTTCAGCAATGCAATGGCAAAAAGTATTTCTGAGGCTCAATCGTGGGTAGATAGACATTTTACCGATCAGTTCCATGTGTATATGGATCTGAAGGAGGATGCTTATGATATGATGAACTATGTCACATCGTTACGCGAGCGTGATCGTGGTCGTCAAACTGCAGAAGGATCTGCATTCTACGAAGAGGAGTATCAGAGAGCTTATAAGCGGATCACGGATCGTGGCTTAATGCAGAAGACATGGATGATAACAGACTTTGGTGAAACTGGGAAAGCGCCTGGTCTGAAGCCAATGGGATTCAATGAAGTTGTTGAGAGACTGAAGGCTGCATCAGAGGGAGAGGCTAAACTTGCCCGTAAGATGTGGATATACAATGAATCATTTGATTCATTCATGAAGAAGGTCAATACAGTCAACCCACAATTTACCGACGAGGAAAAAGAGATAGCCCGTTGGGTAAAAGTGACCAAACATGGATTTATCGACGAAGAAGCAACACTCAGCCGCATTCTTGAGGGTCATATTGGCGGTCTTCGAGTTCCGATGCTTTCGCAAGAATTCCTTCAGAGACTTCGTTGGCAGGAAAGTCTCAGAAAAGTATCATATCATGATGAAAATGATAAAGAAACGAATGTCATGCGCTCTGCTAAAAATAAAGAAGAGATGTATGATATGATGCAAACGCTTCTTGATAGTGATATGAATGAACGTGGACATCTTGATTACAAATCGCTGAAGGATGTTGAGATACGTTCATCGGAGTATCATCCACATGTTGATCATACTTCTGCGGAGAAAAAGAAGGCAATTGCGCGCTACATCGGGAAACTTCGGACGATGGGCTTCGGTGAAAAAGAGCTTCAGATTGCAGAGGTAGAAATCAAGAATCATGTTGATAAGATCTCATCCTCTGATGGAAAGATAGCCGAAGAGAGTGAAGATATCTTTGCTCCACAGCTCATCACTCCAGAACAATGGAATAGTACTGGATTGAATTATACGCCAAGCGCTCTCCGTGCACGCTCCCCACTTGGGCCAATGGGTGGATATGATAAATCTCCATTCGCATGGATTCGTTATCATTCCGATATGTACCGTGGATATTTCCAGGGTATTCAGGCATTTGTTTCCGAACATTTAATCCGTGGCTTCGAAAACAATGCACCCATGGGCAAAGAGACGCCTAATTGGGCAAAATTCATGCGCCAATATCGCAGGGATAATCTTGGGTTATCTTCGCTTTATCCAAAAGAATTCCTTGAAGATAAGACGTTCGACTTACAGAACAATGCGTATTATTACTTCACCGACCAAGCAATGTTCGGTTTTCTCAAGAAGCTGGAAAGCAAATTTGGGTTCTCTTTTATTCCTGGGAAGGAAAGTGAATGGAAGCAATATGCTGATCTGATACATAGCAATGGTGGTCTTGGACGCATTATGAGTGGTAAAGCTGAGATAATGCGTGATATGAAAACCTATAAGGAGATGGGTAAGATCGGAAATAATATCAGCATCATGACAAATGACCCGCAGGGTAAAAAGCCAAAGGCCGTGCTAATCTCAAAAGGTGCTGCTGGATCGAACCAGAGGAAAGCATATGCCTATGCACAGAAACACGATATTCCAGCGATTAGTCGTGAGGAATTTGATGCAAATATGAACGAGATAAAGAAAACTCCTGCATCGGATGTTGACGAGAATGCATTGGCTGAAGCTCGTCGTGTCTCGATGTTCCTAAGCAAATTATCGGTTATGGAAGGTAAATTCGAACTCACTTCGCTGCTTTCGAACACCAAATCAATGATGGGTAATATGACCACTGGTGGTATCAATACAGCCATTTACACTGGTCTACAACCATTTAGGGATGCAGCAAGCCTTGAATCATTGCGCAGGATCATGCCATGGATCAAATCATGGGATGATGTGAACAAATTCCGTGAGCGATATGGTGCGCTGGAAAGTTATACTAAAGAAACAATCGAAGAACCAGTATTGCGTTCAGAGAATTTCAAACGCTTTGTCAATGAAGCAATGCAGGTGATGCAAAAAGATCCATCTGTTCCAGATGCAACCATTGCAGATTTGGCCAAGAAATATAAACTTGGGGATTCTGTGGTAAAGAGTGCGGCAGCATTTATGCGGAAATCAGAAACAGCCATCCGTGGTCATTCGTGGATGGCGCATTATCTGCAGGCTCGAAAAGTGCTCGAAGCGAACAACTATACATTCACCACAGATTCGCATCCATGGCTTATTGAAATGGCAAATCGTGGAACAGCTGCATCACAGTTCTTGTATAATAATGCGAATAAACCAGCATTCGCACGAACGAATTTGGGGCGAATTTTCTTCCGATTCCAACAGTGGGCATGGCAGTCGGTGCTTATGAGAAAGGGCATCTTAGAGCAAGCTGGTATGACTGGATTCACACCAGGGACACAACAGTACGAACGCTATGCCCGCATGGTCACAGCGGATCTGTTCGTTCTTGGGCTTGCTACGCTATTCCCAGCAAGTATATTCCAACAGAATATGGCTCCTCCGATGTCTGTTCTTGTACAAATATCGGATTATTTCTTTGGAGATAAAAAGCAGAAAGAGCAATCATTCTTTGGCTCTTTACCATATCCAGCAAACATCATGAATCCGCTACTCCCGCCAATCACACGTATTCCAGGCGCAGTTTTTGGGTCTATGGTGTCTGGTGATTGGGATCGGTTCTTATCCTACCAAATGTATACGTGGTTTCCATTTGGCCGTTTTGTAAGAGATGTTAAAAAAACTGTCGATAGCCCAGCGATGATCATTGAGAACTTTTCAAATATTCCTGTACATGAAATTGGCAGAATATCTAGAAAGGAGCAAAATCAAATCAGTAATCCACAGCAACTATTCCATAGCTATCTTAGGGATGCTTTTCGTCTTGCAGATACTAATACACACTAGTTGAATCATACTAAAAGAAAAGGCTTCAGACGATTACTTGTCTGGAGCCTTTTTTATTATTCGTTCATGTTCACACTTCATACAGAAATCGAATATGTGACCATCTGTAGCGATTGTTGGTTTGTTCAGTAGGACTGGAATGGAACAAGTACAATTTTCATAACGGTTATTTTCCTGATTCTTCTTTTTCGTTTTGCTGTGATTTATTCCATTCTTCAAACGATTCATGTTGTCGCTGTCCTTTATGATATGCGCTTTCCCATCCAGCCTTATAAGCAGATTCAACCCTTTGCTTCAGTTTCTCGACCTCGGCGGTGAGTCGTTGATTCTCCACGATAGTTTCAGCCATTTTATTTGTAGCCAAGAACTGCTCGTGGATGCTTAACTTCCCAAGTCGCGCCGCCTCTTCCGCAATAGCCAACTCCTTCCGCAGTTGTTCGGTCCACTTGTTCAATGCTTGTCCAATGATTCGCCTTAAATCGTCCTCTTCATTGATTGATATTCCTGCTGGAATTGTGTCTCCGTATTCATCAATACATTGTTCAATTAACACTTCCGCCGATGCCGTGGGCCTCTCGTTGCTCATTTGTCCTCCTTGATATGTTCGACAACGCCATTCTCGTCTGGCTGTCCCCATTTCCGCTTCTTGTTCACCTCGAATTTCTTTGCGGTCGCATCCATCAGATTGATTCCGAGTTTCGATGCGATACCGAAGAGAAGATGCTGACAGTCGGCGAGTTCTTCTGATGCTTGCTCTACGCTTCCACCTAACACCATTTCGAGTTCCAGTATTTCTCGCACGAGATGTGCAAACGTGCTTCTTACCGTCGCATTGGGAAACGTTTCGTCCTGCCAATCGCTGATCTGAAGTTGAAGGTCTTTCTCCGTGGGCTGTTGGGAGAGGGCTTCGGTGAGTTCCGATGAAATGTTGTGCGTCAAAATCTCCTTTGCGTGTTCACCTATCGGTTGCTGAAAATATCGTTCGAGGCGTTTGTAGATTTTTCCCGCTATCGCCTTCACCTGTTCGCTGTTCGGTGTCATGGTTGCTCCTTCTATCGGCTTTGTGAGATGAGATTTGAGATTCTTTCCGCTTGTGTCTGAAGGTCAACAAATTGTGCCTCGTCGTATGCGGGAGATTGATTGCGATACTTTCGATTATCATTCTCTGCAATCATTCCTTCGAGAGCACATCTAATCGCCAATAACTGCGCTTGCTGTGCAATAAGCCATGATTCCACGGTTCACTTCTCCTTTCGTTTATTCGATTGCAGATAAATGAAAAACATATAACCCGATACGATAAGCGAAAATGCAAGCGCAATGTAACGCTCTGTCATAATTCACCCGCCCTTTCGTTTGGACTGCTGAATGCGTTGAATGCGGACGTAGGTTCCCATTTTCCCGCAGATACCTTTTATCCACTTCCGTTTCTCGGATGGATTGCGATGCAGGACCATTCCGCATTTAGGGCATCGGTATCGTGTCATTCTCGCCATTACCGCTCTCCTTTCTCTTCCCACGTTCTCGTGGAATCGGGATAGACAACAAGTTTGTATTTCACTTTACCGCTGAGTGCGTCGATTTGACCCTGCTTATATCCACGGAAATACTCGTGAGATAAAACAATTAAAAAAGCAATCACGACAATAAATGCCAAGAATAAAAAACCAAAAGAATTGCCTTTCACCGTGTCTCTCCTTTCTCCATCTGTGCGATGGGATTAAAATGAATGCTAACGGCAGGATTGCTGGGAGACCATTCTCCTGCACCGCTGAGGGCTTTCGCCCTCCGCGTGGGACTCGAACCCATATTTAATATCCGCCTCAATTCCGCCACGTCAGCAATACATAAGTGCATCATCACGTTCTACTTCTTTTGTCGGTAAGCCACAATGTGGACAAATATCTGGTGGTGAGGCATAACAAACTTTTCCATTACAACCTATTTCCCACGTTTCTGAATACCGATTAAATGTCCAAAGACAGAAGTTAGTCATTGGTTTTTCTCCTCTCAAGTTCCTCGATCACTCTCTCCACTCCTGCTAATCGGGCAGAGAAGGGGTCGGGGAACTGGATCATTGCCTCTGTATCGCTGATGAAACTTTCTTCTTTCAATCCCACCTTCGGAACCTTGTAAATCATCGGAAACAACCCCCGATGCTCATTCCATATCCAGCGTTCGAGTTGTTCGAGGGCGACAAAAGCCGTTCCCTGTCCTGCTTTAATTGAAAAGCCGTTGCTGATTGCTCGCTCTACCAATTCCATCGGAACATATTCACTTTTCACGGCGGACTCCTTTATTTTGGGAAACTGATTTTTGTTTTACTTGAATCAGCGGACCATACTTGACCGTCTTTAATAACGATTATACGCTCCCAACCCTTCGGGACAAATGCGTCCCCCGTTGTGTCGATGCGGAACACGGGATCGGATTGGCGAATAACCGTTGCGTCAAAATGCAATTTCCAATTTCCGTCCAAATATAAATTCCCGTATTTGAACTTTGTCGAATCCTGCCCATAGACAAATGTGAGAATGGACAGAAGGATGAAAAGGTGTTTCACTTCTTCACTCCTTTCTTCGTTCCCGCTGATTCTTCCTCGGCGAGACGGATTTCCTTCAACCCACAATCGAATCCCTGTTGCCACTGCTTCGGCTTCCCTTCGTACCCCCATTCTTTCCGTATCTCATCATCACTTTTCGGCATTGATCCTCCTATTAGATTAAGATTAAGATTTGAGCTAGCAGTAGGAATTGAACCCACAACCTTCTCACTACAAATGAGTTGCTCTACCAGTTGAGCTATGCTAGCATTGTCCGAATGGAGGGATTCGAACCCCCGACCCCCTGCTCCCAAAACAGGTGCTCTGACCAAGCTGAGCCACATTCGGTTTGCTTCCCCAGATGGAATCGAACCACCATATCCCGCTCCAAAGGCGGGTGCATTAACCGTTATGCTACAGGGAAAGGTGCCATTTTGTTCTAGCGGTTAGGCTTCCGCATGGTGTTGTTCATCAATAAGTTCGCCATTGCCCCGAAAGGCAAATATTTAGATACGATCCACCCATCCAATCCCCATTCTATAAATCAATGGCATAGCTGTTGCACCTGTACTTATCATTAAACACCAATAACTTTCCAGAGTGTCTATACACTTGAAAGCATTATAGATTAAGATTGGAGCGGCAGAAAGATTTCGGCTTCAACCTCGGAATGTGATATATCACAAGATGAAATCAGAACGATATAACCCGAATACACCACGGAATATTCCTCGGAAGCATCTACTTTACTCGTTCACTTTGGCCGATAGAGCAGTGAACGTATCGGGGTCCTAGTCTTAGATGCGTACGCAAATGGGAATAAACATTTGCACAAGATATTGATGAATCAAAATCTTAAATCCCCTACCTTCCTTGCCATAAGAAGTTTAGTTTTTTCTTCATAATGTTCCACTAAACTCTTCAGCTCTGCGATAGTGAACTTTTTCTTTTTTCTAGATTCTGGCCCATGAGCCAGTTCCATCAATTGATGGAAAAGAAGTGCTGCATTGTCTCCCTTCCCATATATTCGTAGAAAAGCTGCAAAATAATGTTCTGGAAAATATTCATGACGATAATTACAATCGGCACATTGGCAATGACAATTGTATTCATCAAATCTAACGAGAAGTCTGGATCTACGTATCAAATGACCACACTGAGGTCGAACTGGTGAACCACAAACAACACATGTATAGTTATCACGAGTTCTAATATAGACCGAAAATACTGCATCAGCCTTTGCAAGCCATTGTTTGTATGTTTTTGGTTCTTTAACAGGTTCAGATTTTTTGACTTTTTTCTTCACACCCACCATCCCTTTCTATGAAGATTTAGGGTAAATGCTGGTTCCCAATAAAAGAACCTAATCCCTAGTGATATCGATGATATGTTCTGATGGATCGCAAAAACGAATGAAAGAGACAGCATGGGTATACCACAAACATAAGAATATCCATTACCACTTTTACCCACCCTTCCATAAAACCATGACATTAGAATTTATCCATAGTCCGAATATTGATTTTATGTTCTGGAATTATCGATGCAACTTCTGGCGGAATATTGCCAGATTCTTTCAACTTCTTTTTTACGTCAGAAAGATTGACCTTTTCCGTAGAAACCACCTTGACGAGATCTGGATGATTTGTTTTTACCCATTCTTCAAGTTTTTCATCCTCTAGATTCCATATCCATTTCTCACGATTAATATAACCCACGGTTCCAGCTGGCGTTGAAAGGGATGTTTTATCATTCATGACCATCCATCGATCAACATTGCCAGTTAGAAATTCAATTTGTTTCTCCAAACCCTCAACCTTACGTTCAAAGAAAGCCATTGCCTCTTTTGCTTGTTGTTGATATGCCTGGATTTTTTTGTTCATTGCACGAATAGCATAGAGCTTTCGTGTCACATCATAACTATCTACACATTCAGTTACATCATAAATATCATCATCCGTTAGCGGGGTTGGCAAAGGCTGCTGTAAAGAGTGGTCCTGTGTTTGCAACAATTCCTCCTGGGCTAAGCCAGGGGTCAGAGAATTCTCCATTGTCATCTTCCTCGGTTTTCAGATCATAAAGCAATTGATTGTATTGGAATGTTTCCCATGCATATTTAAAAGTAAGTGAGAATGGTTTTTCATCTCTTGCTTTTAACGAAGTTACCATTCGAATTGGATTCGTTTTATCACCATTTATCGCCTCAACAGCAATAACCTTATCAGCCTTCTGTTCCAGGGCAGAAGAACCCATAAGAGAATGCACGTTGAGTTGTTTTGATTTTCCCTTTTCATCAATAGCAGCATTTTTGCTGATATGATGAATTCCAAGAATGATAGTATTTGTTAAATTAGCGATACGCTTAAGACCAAGAGCGACAGTTCTCGTTAGATCGGTGATTTGTCCCTCCTCATCGATTCCATCTAATGTATCGATAATGACAAGTTCTGGTTCCTCTTCAATGATAATCTTTTCGATTGCATTGAGAGAAGGAGGAACCGTAACAACTTTAACATGATCGAATTTCTTTGCCATTGCATTAACAATAGATTCTGGAATCTCGGTAAATGCGGTATCAACTTCTTCCTTTGATAATCCATTTGCTATTTGCATGAATCGTCTGAAAAGAAGATCCTGTCCAACTTCAACAGAGATGTAAAGAGTTTTTACCTTCAATTCTACAGCAAGATTCTGAACCCATGCAGTCTTTCCAATACCAGTGTCACCAGTGACAACAATGAATTCAGATGGAAGACAACGAAAAGTATCCATATTATAAAGAGTCGCAAGATCGATTATCTTACTACTCTTTAGTTTTGTGATATACTTTCGATATTGCTGAACCATGCTTTGATTATCAGCAATGTCCATCGTATAATTTTTCTTTTGGAAATACCTACAATTTGCATCGCAATGAGCTGCCATTACAGAATCATGACAACTATAGCGATATCCCTTTTCATATACATCTTTGACGAATTTAATGATCTCTTCCTTTGGCATCGTTTTGTCCCATGCCATCATCATGGCAAGAACACCCTCCATTGGCACACCCTGACGCCTAAAAGATGAAATCATTCTCATCATCGTATTGTGACGATGACCTTTTTTGGGTCCCTCTTTGTACATATTCTGCACACAGGTAACCATTTTAGTAACTTCCAAAGCCTTGAATGTTTTGTGGTCTGGAAGTTTAACATTGGATTCCTGGCTTCTTTGGTCAATAATCTCTTTACTGAAATCTGGCACATCTTCTTCTGCATCCCACGGAGCAAAATCAACTATTGTTGGTTTAGTTTCAGATGCTTTTATGATATCTTCAACAGATGCACTCAAAAAGAAATTATGATCTAACAATATCTTGTAACGATTGGTTTTTTTGTTGATGGTGAATGGGACACGAATAAGACTTGTGCCATAATAAAGATCATCCGCCATTGGGAAATGGCGGATAAGTGTAGGTTTTACAACATGAAGAATTTCTTCGAATGTGACTGTTGGAAAGTTGAAGAAATCGGGTGTCTCAATATGATATCCAGTTCCAGAATAAAAAACCCTGATGTGATATGGTGAGATCCCGTGGGCATCAATAAGAAGACGAAAGAATTTCCTCGCTTTAGCCAAAACCTCAACATCTCCCATCTCTCCTTTATCAATATCAAAAAGTAGAGAGTCCAACCGTACACGAGCAGGACAGTTAGAAAGCGTTTTCTTCTCTTGAACGTAATCCCTGGCTTCATTAGATAGCGTAAAGTACGAACGATAAAGTTCAGAGCCATTTTTATGAGCATGTTCTATTGCCTCTTTTATTTGGGTGGTTTCGATTGTGCGGCCACGCCGAGAGAAGCTGAAGGCGATTTCGTAATAGCCTCTATCCGCCATTTTTTAATTCTCCCATTAGAGCTTATAGGGTTAACACTTAAACCATTCTTATCGAATACGTTACTTTTTCGCATACGCCTAAATTCACGTGCATACGTACTGGGAGAATGAAGGATACCAAACACATTAACGCCATGTTGTTGGAGTGGTGTTTCAAACACATGATTGGGAACTTCAATAGGAAGACGATGGACTTTGATGAAATTCAAGATAATCATCTCAATGGTCATAATCAATCTATTCCTTCCATAATACTGTTTATAGAAGTTAATAATTTCTTGATACTATCAGGTTTCACGGATTTGGTCTTAGGAATTGGTTCTGTTGTAATTGGCAACATTCTGAACAATGGTATACTGTGATCATATATATAACGCTTCCAATATATTGATCTTGGATGTTTAACATAATTTTGGAGGATATATTCAACATCAGTGCCATTAGATCCATTCTTTAAAAGAATACCATTACTTGTTTGTATTTGATGATAATTGCTTACGCCTCCATGTAATGCTTTCTCATCTTCATGAATAAATTGCGCATGAGTGGTATATGGAGAAACAATATAATCAGCCTCATATATTCCACCATTAATAAGCGAAGAACTACCATCATCTCTGCCCCGAAAAGTATTGGACAAGTAACCTTCTGTAAGACTTTCATCTACACCTAAAAGATATTGCTCAAAATTTTTATCATCGAGATCACCAAAATATTTGGCTACAGCAGATTCGTCTAACATATGCAAAAAACGATTACGAATTCTGTCAACTTCAATGCTTTTAAAACAAGTTACACTACTCCTCACAACTGGTTCAAGAAATGGGAAATACGGATCATAATAAACAAATGTTTTTGTTCTTTTTTTTGGAGAGTTTGCAATAAAATCATGCTGGACCTGTAATAGACAATCTGGATCTACTTCTCCAAATTCATCAAACAATTTTTTACTAATATGACCAATAGGACGAACCAGAATATTATTACCATTCTTTTTAAAATTCTTTTCCTTCTTCAGCTCCAAATCGATCAACTCTGTCGGAATTTTTGTTTCAATATCTTCTGGATTGACATGAAAACAACCTTGTGTTTTTCTAGGAATCCAAAGATTTTTCTCGATAAATCTTCCGTTTTTGTTAGCGACCACGGGTGTTGTAGCGAATAGCATAATTATCCCATGAAATAAAGGGGGCTTTCGCCCCCATGATACAAATATAGAATTTACAGTGACGTTAATTATGCGGTGGGAAACGATGTGTCTTCGGAGCCAGCATCAGGTTGAAAATTCTTCACCCATCCGTTCGTAACATCCTTCACGAACTTATTGGTGAGAACTTGCCCCAACTTGGCAACCTCCGCCGCATCGTCCTCATTTTTCGGAACTTCCACATGCCGATAATCAGTGTAACGCTTCTTTCCGGTCGTTTGATCCACACCGCGAATATAGGAAAGGCGAACGAACTTCCGTCCCACCATTGCATCGAGAAGATCTTGCGGGATACTTCCATCGGGATTGAGCTGACCTTTGAGTTTCAGCTTTGTGAGAAGATCTTTCACAGCAAAGGCACTGCCCCAGCCGATCTTATCTCCCTCCTTTTTGAAATTCCCATGGATCATCATCTTCGGTTGCCATTCTCGCCCGATATCGATGGTAAGACGAACGCCACAATCAACGGGATTGCCGTTATTATAGACATCCTTTCCAGAGATCGATTCGGCATGAACGATGGTCACCAAATTGACGAATGTTCCCGACAGATGAGATGGAGAAGAATTCTCGTTGTCTCCAAAAGAGAGTGTACTCATAAGATAGTGCTCCTTACTTTATGGTTGTGAGTGCTTTGGTTTTGCCAGTGCCAGACTCTCCGACAACCAGCATCTTTGGTTGATATCCACGTTGACGATACTTATCCAGGATGACCGCAAAGTTTTGAGGCATCGCTACCTCAAGAACAGCTAATCGATCCTTTGCTGCGCGAGATGGGTCGGCAAATGTTTGCCACGTATAAGACTTCTTATCCGAAGATGTTTTAGTAAACATCACCACATCGAAGAATTCCCTCATCCGATCTCGCGTAACACCTTTCACCATTGGTGCGTGATAGAATGTTCCAGTTTGACCGTCTTTATCATACTGAGAATGACAATTGACAACAACAAAGCATGGAAGTTGTTTCAAACCCTCAAAGAATCCGAGATACATCCGTTCCAGTTTTCCCCAATCTTGCATTTCCAATTGTTTGGATTGACGCATCCCCTCTAGAATACGCATGTCTTGAGCAAAAACATGAGATATGGTATCGATAACAATACCAGTAATCCCATACTGCTTTGCCAATTCACCATATTCATAGACAACAGTTGGAACTTTTACATTAGGAAATAGTGGATGAATGTTTTCGGATTGTTTTTTAACAAACAATGTAGGAACTTTGGGGTCCATTTGCTGTCCGATATTGATGCCAAGAGCATTCGCTATTTGCGTAATCCCCATTGTAACGGGAATTTCTGGAAACCCAGAAAGATCGGTGATATCCTTCTGGGTTCCAATTGCAGCCAACGAACGATCAGCATCAAAAATCAGAAATTTTTCAGGCATACGATACTCCTTAACGTTTCACATGATACACAAGATAATTATCATCTAAGTACGCTGAAATTAACGATTCTTCCCATTGACATAACAGATTTCTCCATTTCTCCACACTCGCATGTTGTCTGTAGAGAAATTCTTTCTCATTTGATCGTATGGTTGCCCTTCGATGAACATCCAATACATATCTTTGTGAAAAAGGTGAGTATCGTCCTCTCCATCTGTAAGAACGAATCCAAGAGTTTTGGAACCCTCTTTTCGTGATCTGAGATAATCTTCCATCACTGCATCGAATGATGTTCCACCTCCCATCTGAAGAAATAACAATTTATCTGGTTTGACAGAACGAACGCTACCATCAAACGTATAAATATTCCGAACAATTCCTTGGCGATGAAGTTTGTACGCAAAAATTGACACTGCATCGAGATATGTCAGATCAGAACGACCACCAACCTTCGATGTTAGTCTCCGCCCCATACTTCCACTGATATCAATGTAAATGTCCACTTGCACAGAGCGCTTATTGGTCATCACATTGATATTGTGAAGTTCGAATGGAAATTCAAACAATTCGGGATTGATGATGTCATTGATAGTATCGGCCCCCAAAAACGCATCCTGGAAGTTGCGCTGTTTACCGATAGCTGTCTGGAAAAAGTTGTTAAGAACTTTGAGAAATTCTACGATGGCTTGTGGATTGGCTTGGAAGGCCTGGATCATATCAGCTCTCTTTTCGAGAAGTTCATGATACATTTGGACGACATTATCGCCAGCATATTTCCCTCCCATACCATTACCACCACCATCTTTACCACCATCAAGATCCTGTGGATCGATACCGAGTTCGTTCAGAAGAGAGCGTGTTGCGCTCATCTGCTTACTTGCTTCTTCGGTAGCGCCTTCCAGGACTTGCTTCATGGCTTCGATCATAGCCCGCTGGGATTCTGTTGGCGAATCTCCATCAGACATGTTCATCATATCCTCAACAGCTCTTTTGACATTTTCCGATGCTTGTTTGACAGAATCTATATTAGTTTCATTGTTGACAACACCACTCATGTAATTTTTATCCTTTTTCATCTCATCTGCCATAAGTTTGTTGACGATGTATTTCAACATGGCTTTAGTAGCAACAGATGACCAGAAATTGGATTTGTTTGTTTGCATGGTAAGACCATAGATTGGAAGAGAAGACAATGCATCCAACCATTGGACTTTACCCTCCGTTGGTTTGGTGAGCTGTGGTGTTTCATGATAAAGAAGACGGAAAATATCTCCTCCAATAAATTTCGGAAGAAATTCATCTGCAGTCATATCATTACGACCATGCCTAGCTCTAATATAAGCTGGCCATGTTTCTTCTCGTTTGAGATAGGCATTACCGCGTTGATTGTATTGGAAACTGACATCACTAGTTATATCATTATCCCTCCAAGATACAGATGGATGAACAATATTTCCAGAGGAATCTTTCTTCCATGAATCAACATATGGCGAATAACGACCCCAATAGCTGCCGTAATCATCATAAGAACGAAATCCAAAACTACGGGAGCTTGCGCCCCCGTAGCCAGAATCATCCCACTCACCAGTTTCATCATCCCAAAATGATGCTTGTTTTCTGTTTTTCTTTGACATGAACACCTCAGATGGAAGATGTGGCTTCAGCGACTTCCTTTTTGGCAGCCTGCTTTTGCTGTTGCTGATGCTTTTCCAGCTCTTTCTCCATCATTTCGGAAAGTTCCTGCATTTCCGGTTTGAGGGATTTCAGCAATTCCACATCCCGATCCTGCAACCGCGAATAGTTCTTGAACGCGGTTACCAGTTTGGCGAAGATCTGTGCGCGAGCATCATAATCCGCAGCATTGCGAACATTCTGCATCATGGACTTGATTTCAACCACCTGTTTGGGGATCAGGTTAGTGGAGATGTGAGCAACCTGGCTAGGACAGAGAAATGCAGCTGTTTTGCAGATCGCCTGATAATCGTCGATATTCCAGATGATCTTCACGCCAGCAGCGATACGTGGCGCAGCGAGACGAGCACGATCAGACAGATGATTCTCGGTCAGCTGATCGAATTTCTTGATCATCGCCAAACTGATCTGCGGCAATTCGTTTTCATCATAGACGTTGACCTCCAGCGTACGATATTCACGCTTTTGAGCCTCCATCATTTCCTCGTGACTCAAACGACTAACCACATGTTTCAGAAGGAAGCGATCCCAGAACGGCTCCTTTTTTTCATCAGCAGGAATGGAGTTACAGGAGCCTGCGAACAAACGCCATTTCGCAGGCTTTACGCCCTCACTGCCGAGTTGCAGCATCCTTTCCTGCATCAACGAAAGCATGGTGTTTCTGATCTCCGAGGAACCTTTCTCTACCTCATTGATAAGGATGAATTCCTTATCGACAATGGGAGAAATGGTTTGGTACTGCTTGTTTTCCAGCAGCGCCTTCATATCGATGAATCCTTTCACCTCGGATGCTTTCGAACCAGCATCCAGCTCAACGATGAACACATTGTCGCGGTTGCCTTCCGCATAATCCATCATCGAGTGAGATTTGGCAGTTCCAGGAGGCCCTTCCAGCAGGATGGGAAGACGCAGAGTTTCTGCGAGTGCGAACATTTTGAATACTTCTTCTCGTCCAACGAGACGGGTCTTGATCTTTCTTGTGATCATTGTTGTTCCTTAGATTGATGACTGGATGGATGGATTAGATATCTTTGATGCCTTTTATTGCTTCTCTCGCCTGTTCCAACACCTTCTTTGCGTGCTGTTGATCAGATTCTGGTGTTCTGATACCAGGACCACCAAATTCTTTGTTGATGGCATTGATGATCTTTTCTCGAACATCTTCATTATTTCTTAAATCTTCAACGCTTTTGATCGAGGGATCATTTTCGATTTCGTTTTTCAACTGTTCAGAAACCCCCCTTAGCTTGATCGCAAATTCTTCGGGAATAATGTCGGCGATTTTCACACCACCCTCAGCGAGAAGCAGCATGAGAATTGCATATTGCTTTACACCTTCAGGAAGACCAAGAAGCACCTGGGCTGCCTGCCCAACTCTGTGAAGAATCAAGGTTCTCACATCCTCGTAACTCTTTGCGGTTTCACCAGTTGGGAGCTTCTGCTTGGAAAGACCATCCACAAGATCTTTGTTGGCCTGGTATTCAACTGTTGATTTGTCCATTTCATCCAACTTATCGATCATTTTCAAATTGGATGCAACGGATTCAAATCTTCCAAGAATATTGCCGATAGCAAAAGATAGAACTTCCTGAAATGCTTCGATCCCAACGGAACCAGAGTCAACGTTTCGAAACGTTGTTTCACCACGCTGACCACCAACATCTGTGAGAGCTTCCCATATTCCCGCTAAAGGATAGACAAGCCTCTTCATCTGCTCGATCATATTAATTTGTGCTGCCATTTTCGCCCTTCGCTTTCTCCACATTCGTGGATTTTAGGATATCGTTAAGGAAATTTTCGGGAACCGTGTTTATCTTAGCAAGATGCCTTTCCTTTTCATATTGGATGATAGACGTTTCGAGCGCATCGCTCAAAACCTGAACGGTTGTTTCAACGGACAGACCAATAGCCAACATCCTGGTTGTCGTTACATACACGTTCTGATTCTTAGTTTTCTCGCTTTTACTGAGAGCGATGACGATGTGCGCTGGCGATGTGAGAACATGCCATGCATTGATCCAGCGTCGAATCCAACGTTTGAAAAAATTGTTGACTTCTCCTACCGAAGCTTTTTTGATTTCTTCAATCATAAATCTCCCAAGATTTGGTTGATATCAATGAGGTTAGTTTTGATTACCGATGTTGCAGACGTCAAATAAGTATCATGAAATTCTTTCGACGTCATTCTACATGCCGCAATGATCTCATCGTTCTCCCCTATGCTTCTCAAAATAGACTGAGCACGATCTTTTGCCTTTCCATAGATTTTTTTGTCAAAACAGCTTTTATCCGAAGCAAAACCCTCGAAGAAAAGAGTCTCTTGTCCATATCTAAGAATGACAAAAAGAACGTGCACATGAATGAGAATGGTGAAATTTGGAGTTGTTGCTTCCGACAAGATCCATTTCATGTATGAAATCCATCGGGGATTCGGATCATACCAATCTACGGGCTTGATGACATCACGCCATGTTTTACCTTTATACATGCCGAATGGAATAACACTTTCCATTGTCATCAACCCATCGATAGCATGAGGATCATTACGTGGACCAAACACCATGCGTTTTTTTTTAAGAGGTTTCATCTCCTCTGGAAGAGATATTGAATCTCCCATGTTTACCTCGCTTGACATATGTGTAGAAAATGTGTTTTGATTCAACACGAATTTGCTTTGAAGTTCCAAGAGGGACGACAAGAGAATATTGTTTTTTCGTTCTCAAATCCATCTCCTCCTCGATAACTTCGACTTTGGTTCCTATTGGGAAATGACCAATAACAACCAAAGTTTTAGCAATTACAAGAGCCATAAAATCCTCATTTTTAGATTAACCGTATTAACTCATTGTGAATATTTTGTTCATATTTATTATGTGTTTGAAAAAGTTTGTTTTTTTTCATTATACTATGGATCATCAAAACAATAAGAATTATGAATACGGTTATAACCGCTACGGAAGAATAAGTATCTGTGAGCGGAATGTATTTGTTATTAGAGCAAACCAAAATGAACATTCTTGCCACTTTCGAACAGAGGATCGCTACGAAGAAAACATAAACAGAAAGAAGACAAATCTCACCCCAGATCGCACGCAAAGCAAATTTCTTAGATTCCTCGCTGTATCTGGCAAATGATTCATTTGCATCTTTAACGAATTGGGTATTATCCATGGCAGTAGTAGGATGGAATGAAAACAACCAAGACCATTCTTCATGGCGAGCCTGTTATTCAAGCAGACTAGAAGGTTGTTTGATATTCTTTCGTCAGTCATAATGCACATGGACCAAGGAACCAGAACTGTTCCTGATCGTTTGCCATAGACTGGTACTGTGACTCAAGTTTCACAATATTGTTTGCCGTAGCCATATACTGGAGATAGGTCACTGAAAGATGTTCTGTGGTGATTATAGGATGATAATCAGAATCATAGGTGACCTGATAATCAACATTCATTGCGTTCCCATTGTCATCATTTGCACCAATAAATTCCATAAGAATTTCATAATTGGTAGCACCACATAACATGATGCAGTAATTCCACAAATGATCACGCAAGCTCTGATGCCACGCCATAACAACTCCTTGAATTTAATCATGAGGATTCTCCTTAACATATTGCCAGCGGAGATTTTTTATATCCTGTTCAAGTTCTTCGATCCTTTCTTTGTAGATCTTTTCAGCCCTCTGAAATCCATGACGGAACATTGTGGCTTCCTGTGGATCGGCGCCAATAGCATATGCCATATCATGGATCTCTGAAGGACTGAAATGTTTCAACTCCGACATTACTTGATTCTCCAAACGCCAATATACTGTGGTGACAAATTTTCATCGTAAATCCATCGCACGGTATATTTCTCTCCAAGATGGCTTGAAGATCGTCTTGCTATTGCAGCGGATATTTTGTCGGAGATTTGTTTTGTTCTGAAATGTCCAATTTGAGCAGGAACAAAAAACACATCTCCCTTGCTCATTTTGTCCCATGGATATTTTCTGTACGCGTTACGCTTACCTTTGGCGGGTCGAGAGATACGCCGAAGTTGTGGCATTTTGATACCAGAATAAACATCGAGCGGTTTAAATGTTTGAGAATTCATAAAATCTCCTGATTACCACGATTTATTGCACATGGAAGCATACGCTTTCCATATGATCGTACGGTCAGCTTTTTCCAATCCCCACGTTTTGAGTGCACGTGTCAAGGACAATTTCCGACCTTTTTCACGGTCGAAATTATCCATCGGATTGCACAAGGCAACGCCATTGATCACCTTGTCGTTGATGGCATCTTCCATCAGTTCTTCGAACTTCTTTTTATCGTTCGAACTCGGTGTGATGAAACAAATCGTCCCCTGGGTGAATGTCCCAGGAATATTGGATTTTGTCCAATGTTTCCAGATGATGCTGAATTCGGCGCCATTGCTGAGTATTGCTTTCATGTTACCTCCAAAAAGATGCTCCGTGCTTTTCGGTTATCGTCCAGCCCGACAAAGGAAGCAGCGAGTGATCCGCAAGTGACGGAGCAAGGTGACCCGATCAAAGATCGGAAATGAGTTGTTTGAAATCGTGGATATCAGAATCTCGAATTACGAAGGAAAGAATGCATCTGACGAAGATGCTGTTGTTTGTTGCGTTCGAGGACGGGACAATCATGACGTTTATCACCTTCATACAGCTTAAAGGAAGATTTATCCTCTTTCCATGTTAAACCCTTCTTCTTGCAGTATTTGCATGTTGTCGTCTTTCCCATGGTAAGCCTCATAAAATTGTTTTGATTTTAAATACAGCATTGTATGAACCGAATAAGAGAATAACCAAAGTATACTCATGGTTATTTCAAACCGATCATATGGATGTAGCAATACCATATGCAATTCTACCGCATAACACGTAGTGTACCAGATATACAAGAATATAAATGGTATTCCATTACCAAGTTGATATTCAAGTATCTGAGACATCCAATATTTACGGGAAAAGACCAAATGTAAAGCATTGGTCAATTGATAGCCTAACATAACGAAAAAGAGCGATGTTGCAATCAGCCGAAGTGGAGTGTGAATATATGTGAATACTGCGATGGTAGCAATTGCCATTGTTCGTAGAATCCACAACCATACATCATTGACTGGAAAACCAAAAAAGAATTTTCGCATCATATCCTCAGATGGATGCTAGCAAATTGTTGAATTCAGATAGATCTGTTTCTGTCTTTGGTTTTTCAATAAAACGATTGAAGGTATTAAGATCTGGTTCATCTTTCACTTTACTATCCCGAACCCAACTACCATTGGAATAGGGGATGAACACACCATTCAGATCTTGTTCAGCATCACTGCGTGTTGGATATATTTTTCCAGCAACATTTCTTGCTCCCGGAGGAGATTCTGGGTCTCCATAAACACCAACCTTGTAATGATCAGAATTTACGTATGCATATCCATTATTTGGCGGCTCCAAAAAAATACCAAATTCACTACGCGGACTGACATGGCTCAATTTAACTTTACCAATTTCTGGCATATTGTCTCCTTGAAAGAACTATTGCGGGTTCCAGTATGAAGTCACCATACCTTTCCTATCGTGACTGATAAGTGAGCTGCATTGCCCATCCCGCAATAATTCAAATCATTTGTTCATTGAACCAGGTTTGTGGAATCCACCTTCACCCTTAGCGTTTTCACGCTTCATAGAGCGAATGTTTGGAGTTTTCATGGACTTTTTATAGTCCTCGATGCGTGCATCCAGACGTTTTTTCTTTTTCTTGGCTTTCATTGTGTCCCTCAGAATAGTCTACTAAGAAGTGAAAAATCATTGTTGATGAATGGATTTTGAGACAAACGGGCTATGAGACCCATATCACTTCCCCCTATGAGGGACTTTCCATGGATGTCAAGGCATTTTACTTCAAATGCATTCGATTGCATCATTTTTTCGGTCAACTTCAGGAAGTAATGCTCACCACTAGAAATTGTGGATGAAAACGGTTTTATGGCATATATTGGATACATGATCCCAGAAAAAACAGATCTATTGTAGCTTGACAAAGCTAGATTGTCATTGATGAGAATAATTCCAAGAATTTGTGGTTTATCCCCACTCGCGTGACCATACACATACCATTGACCACATTCTGGTTTAACAAAGTTGGTGAATTTAAAATAATCCACTATGCATTGATTTCGTGTCATAGGAGCAAGTTTGTCAAAATGCTTTCTATACGTCTCGCGACACCCATCTTCCACTACAACAACATCGTGCTGCTGAGTTTGTAAGGTTTGGCCATCCTTCAGTAATTTCTCGATGCTTTCAAGAACCTGAATGGTCGTACGTTTTTCTTTGCGTGCCATAACATCTCCTGGTTGTTAAACATGTGAGTTGTGGGTGGACCCTCCAGGACTTGAACCTGGAACCCGTAGATTATGAGTCTGCTGCTCTAACCGATTGAGCTACTGGTGCAATAGGTCTCATTGTCCATTTTGGATGGGCAATGGGACTGAAACGAAATCATCCAATTTTTCATGGTTGACACAGTAGTTGAAGAATATGGGAACACAAGACTGCCAGCGTTTTTTGCTGGCAATCTTGTGTGACCGAAGGGTGACGCGATTACAGGGACGACATCTGCTTTTCGATGTCGGCATCGGTAATCGGCGTGACGCCGACGCGGAAGCCTACGAATTTTCCGTTCTTTCCGGAATATTCGTAGGGCTGAGCGGAGAGCGGAAGGGAAGGCGTCGAGCGGGCCTGAGCAATCATCTCCACGATTGCGAGTGCCTGCGACTCGACAGTATCACGATGCTTCTCGGGATACGAAATCTCGAACGTGGACGTCTCGTTCTTTGAGACGAACGCGGTGAGATTGTCGAGCGACGCCTTGATGTCACGGAGATTCAAGGCCGACGTTTCATCAACGACAGCGTTTCCCCGCTTGTCGGTGGTGAAAGTCGTAGCCTTGACACGGAGTGACAGGCGGGCGTCACCCGACAGGTTGCGGATGAGCGAAACGAGCAAAGCAAACAGATTTTTCATGGTACACCTCACGTAGTGAATGAATGTTTGGTGCGGAGTCGCTTATACGCAACGTTCCGCAGGAACACAGGGGCGAACCCGTCGTGTGGGCAAGCGGGCGGGAGCGTGGGACAGAAGCGTTGAACAATCATGTGACGCGTGCTTCTCAACGCGGCCATGATTTTCAACGGTTTCGTGCGGCTGGAGCGGGAACACGACGGGGTAGTATGGCGTCGATAAGACCCTCCCCCATTCTAAAATAATTTTTCAACCATTTTCTCGAATGTGAGAAAGAATCCGTTGCAGTTTCATTGCCAATTTCCAAAAAATATTTTGCAAAATAAAAATGGCCCCATCACAGGGCCATCTTATTGTTCAATAGATTGAACTATAGGGTGCTTACTTGCAGCTCTTTTTCACCTTCTTCGACGTCTTCTTCATGACGCTGCTCCTTTCTTTTCGAGTATATCACGACATTTCTTTGAGCAATATGCTCTTGGTTCTGTTTTCTTGATGTACATCTCTCGCCCGCACTGTACACACCAACATCGGTCATAGTATGTCAGGTATGCCAGATACATAGTATCCTCACTTTCCATGCGGTTGGGTGCATGTTCCGTGAATTCATTATCTGGAATCCGATGTATTATAATGGTTTATTCTCCTTAAGGAATTCATGGATGTATTTCCACATATGAGCCGATGTAGTTGGCTTTTCATCGTCTTTCCTATATGTGGTGCAGCGCTCGATTCCATTCTGATATCCACAATGGATGTGGTATCTGGTGTTCTTCATGCGGCCATCCTCTAATGGCTCACCGCAACGCTTACACAATCGAGGTGATTCGCTCGACATCTTCGATGACTTTTTTGGCTTCTCTAATTGACTGCTCATTTTCTACCATTGTCTTTCCATCGATGTTGGCTATTGCCTGCTCGATCTCTTCAAGGCGTACCTGCATCATCCTCATCTCGGTCATGATTTTCTCCTTTTCATCCAGATAGAACGCTTTGGATGTGTAAGATTTTCTTTTTTCAATATATTCCTTGATCTCATCTGGGTGCATAAGCGTTTTGTTATGGAAGTTCTTCAATGTTTCAAGTTTCTTTAGTGTCTCCATCCATCGATCTTGTTCGCCACCAGTAGTGGTGAATTCTTCACCAGGAACAATTCCAGTCGAACTGGGCCTGGAAGCCATTCCCTCTGGTATGGCAAACTGCATGTACCGTTCATATACATCCAGTTCACCATCGGTAGCGACGGTAGTAGTTACTTTGGCAACTCCAGTATTCGGAGAATATAGGCTACTCATAGATCACTTCCCTTACTATCAATTTTGTCAACGAATACCTTCACATGACGATAGACCTCCTCTAGTGCGATAACGTCATAAATGCAATGCTCCACAATGACATCCATACTGGCTTTGGAGCCATTAACAAGGGCATTTAGCCAGTGCTTGAATTCAATTGGGGTTTTATGGGTTTTAACGTTGAAGAAATCGATCAACGATGCGAGGGAATTGCGGGAAAGCTTCATGTGGCGACGTGCGATGCGGACCGGATCTGCGATCTTTTTACCACGCAGAATTGGCTTAATGCCGAACTGAACACATTTTGCATTGAAGAACCGGACATCAAAACGAACCCCATTGTGGGCAACAAGGATATCATAATCCTCCAGTTCCTTGGCAACTGCGGCGATAAAGTCTTTTTGGTTCAAACGATCACGTTCCCAGGATGGGAACTTATCAGCACGAATGGTTTTGACCTTGGTGACATGCTTTTTGTCGGGGTCATAGGTCTTGATGCAGCAACAGAGCACAATTGAGCTTTCAGCAGATAGACCACTGGTTTCGAAGTCAAAGATTCCTACCTTCATTTTTTCACCTTAATTGAGTCTTCCGCGAGTGCATTGATAGCATCATATTGTCCAGCAAGCGCAGCGTCGGAAGAAATCCACTGGAGTTTCAGATTTTCACGCTTGGATTGGATAGATGTGAGGATTTCTTGCTTGGAGACGAGAACGAAGGTGGTATCGGCAGGTGTGGATGGCTGTGGTTTACTCTTTGGCTTATCGCCGCAGAACAACATACTAGTTATGAGAACTAGTATAATGTACTTGTACATATATTGTTCCTTTCTTAGATTGTACATCTACTGACCTACGACTATAGAACTATTCAACCAGAGTTCATGTATGAGATCTGAAGATTGAACAATCTATTGTTCTATAGCGAAGTTGGATGTACAAACATAAGCATCATTCAGATACGAGTCAAGTTTTTTTTTGCATTTGACAACAAATACTTTTTAATCGACATTTGCACACATGGAACGATGGACGAGAGATACATATCCCATTCAGGCGAATGGGAAGAGAAGGAAGGTAAAGGTTGCATGTATTGGATACGAAAAGAAAGAAGCAGACACTCTTGGTATCCAATACGTGAAACCACACGAACTTCTTCATGGCCCATCATGGTTTATTACGGATGATGGCTATGTTATTCGATGCCACAAAGTAAAGATCGAATTCAAGTCCGAGATCAGGGCTTATGAGCGCTGGGGTTTTTATACAGACATGGGGCATTTAAAATGCGCCTATGTGAATGGAAACCTGAAGTTCTGCACACAAACATCATTCGCTACTTTCAAGGCGGGTGGCTTCCGGCCAATCGGGACAAAAAATGACTACCGTAAGACATATCGCAATAAGCGTGGGGCAATGTTTGCTCGCGCTTATGTGTATATGGTTATCCGAGGAGAAAAGATCAACTGGGAATTCCTTGGGCGCTTAATTCGTCCAGATGATAAGAATCTGGTCGCTCGTGGTAAACGAACCATGAGATATTGGGAGATTCAACAAATGATACAAAATGAGTTTGAAAAAGAACTGAAGGACAATGGTGTTAGCATCGGCGAATCGGTTCGTATGCTCAAAGAGGCATATGATGTGGCAAAGGGAAAGAAAGATGCCCAATCGATGATCCGTGTTGCGGAGAATTACATCGATATGGTAAAGAAATCAAAACAATCAAACTCTTCAGATCCAAACGCCCCGACCGATGGAATTGATGACATTATTGGCAGAGCGGAACGAGCTATAAACGGAATTGCAGAGCCAACATCTGACGAATTGATCCAAAGTGCACAACAGAATCTTATAGACTCTGAGCAGGAAATGCTTCTTGAAGAAGCAAATAAACTTCTTGTAAAGCCGAAAGCACAATATCCTCATGAGTGAAGCGCTTAAAAAACTTGAGAACGATATCCTTCTTTTCGGGAAGGTGTGTATCCCCACGATGTTTACACGCCCATCCCCGCCATTCCACAGGGAAATCGTTTCCATATTGCAGGATAAGCGCAACAAATACGTCAACATCCAGGCACCTCGCGGCACATCTAAATCCTCCCTCATTGGCGGGTTATTCCCGCTCCACCACATGATGTTCCACAAGGGTCCGAAGGTGATTGTACTGGCATCAAAGACCCAAGGGCACGCCGTCCTCCTTCTCCGTACTATCTGCGACGTCCTGGATTATTCTCTGCCATTCCGACAAATCTTTGGATATTGGGGACAACATTCGGCGCGTAAGTGGACTAACACCGAAGTTGTTCTTAAGGATGGTACGTATATCACCTGCAAAGGGACTGGACAACAGATCCGTGGCCTCAAGTTTGGCAGTCAGCGCCCAACACTCATTATTGTTGATGACCCAGAGGACGAGAATAACACAAAGACCTCCGAAGCCATGGAATCGAACCTGAAGTGGCTTCTTCAGGCAGCGGTTCCTTCGCTAGATCCTATTGGTCGCGTAATAGTGATTGGGACACCGCTGCACGAGCGTTGCATCGTGAAGACGCTTGAGAATGCAAGTGGCTGGGTTTCTCGCACGTATAAGTACATTAATACTGATGAACATGGTAATCAGTATTCTCTGTGGCCAGAAACCAAGAGCATGGAAGTGCTCCTTGGAGAGAAGAAAAGCTTCGAGGATATGGGAAAACTTTCTTGGTTCTATCGAGAATGGCAATGCGAACTGATTGGTGATAGTGATCAATTGTTCCGACAAGAATTCTTTCGCTATTGGGATGGTCAGTTACATCTTGCGAAGGATGGGCATGAGCATGAGCTTGAGATTACTCATATCGATGGTGTTGCTCTTGATATACCAATTCGAAAAGTTGTAAATGTATTCATGGGGGTTGACCCAGCTAGTTCTACGAAATCTAGTGCCGACTACTCCGCCATTCTTGCTATTGCAATCGATCAAGATAAAAATCGGTATGTATTACCATATTTTCGTCGTCGCGTTACACCACTCCACCTCGCCACTTCGATAATTGATGAATACAAGCGCTACATGCCTGTTCGAACGAAGATCGAAACAGTAGGATATCAGGAAATGTTGCGCGAATATGTTCGAGCAGAAAGCGAGAAACAACGCATTTATATTCCTGGACTTGAGGTGAGGGAGAATCCCCGTCAGGAGAAGTCTTCACGCCTTGAATCCCTCCAGCCATTCTTCGGATCTCGCCAAATATTCTTGAAGGAGAACATGCAAGAACTGGCCGATGAGCTTCTGATGTATCCACGAAGTAAACATGATGACTTGATGGATGCATTGTATTATGCGTGTAAAAACAACTTCGCCCCGATTTCAGATGAAGTGACTACTCGACAGCAAGAGATCCGTGATGCAGAACATGAGGAGTGGGAATCCTACCCACAACTTCTTGATTCTGAGATTCAAGATCTCGATGAAGACTACATGGCGGCATAATGAAACCAAAATCGTTTTTACAGATACGTAATGAGATGGTTGGTCCTTTATTCAAAAGGATGAAAGAGGCTGATAAGGATAGGATTGCAAAATATCTTCAAATGATGGAAAACAAACGTTCTGAAGATGAGCAAAACAAGCGCCTCCAGCAGATGGCCAATGATCGTTGGCTAGAATCTGTATCCGATAAAGCATCTGGTCAATTGATTGAAGCGCCAGGTCCACAAGATCTCATTCCAACCGCATTTTATTTGCGGGGGGCTGAGATTGCAAGAAGTAGTGGTACTGTATTATCTGGAGCGGCAAAGTCTGGATACAAGTCTGCAATTGATCTAATTAATGAAGCAAGATATGGGAAAAATGCTGTTAATATTACGAACACGGAAAGAGCTATAGCGAAATTACGAAAAGTCGCATCAACCACCCCAGACGAAGATGAAATGATGTTTATTGCAAAAACGGGGACTGGACAACGCAATGCACGCATATCTTCCAGTGGGCCATTCCAAGCACACGGTACAATTGAAGACAATGGAACTGATATTTTGCATGATCCATCATACACACCAGGTACAGGCGGATTTATTCAGAACGGAAATGGAGATTTAGCAGCTGCATGGTTTAATGGTCATGGAATGAGTTCTCCATTTGACCCAACTAATATTTCTGCTATTTCTGCTAGGATACGTAAAGCAGTAGATGATTTAGTTTCTTTAGAAAAACCACCACAAGATCTTCGCGCAGTTTTCATGAGAACTACGGAGGATAATCTTCATGGTGATATTGGCCCGAATGGAGAAATCATGGTAAATAGACCATTTTCTACCAGCACTGGTCAACCACTCCCCTACAATAGACTTCCTGGTGGTGGTGTGGGTAAGTATGATAAACGAGAACCAATAGCATTCATGTTGGATAGCCCTAAATCTGCTGGTCATATGTCAACTCCAGGCGATGTCCTCGATGTGACTAGTGGAAATTATTTTGCCGCAGGTCAAAGAGAGTTTATATTGCCATCAAAAGATGCGTCTGGTGACAGATTCTTATGGTCAAGAATTAATGATGGCAATCCAAGAAGCGGAATGAAAATATTTTCAAATAGTCCAGTCGAATATGACAACGGAATTAAATTCCCAGAGGCTAGTAGTGCTAACCCACAAATAGTTCCGAATCAAATATCTCCTGGATATGGGCCAAAGCTTATTCGGGAAGGTAGCGAATTTTTTGGTGGGAAAGATGTTGAGAAGTATAAACTTCTTGATTTTCTTGGCTTTAATACAATGGGTTCAAAAAATCACATTGTATTTGATCTTGATGATTCTCGTCTTGATAAATGGGCGAAACAAATGAACATCAAGTTAAGGAATACAACTGGGATGGGTACTGGCGTACATCCATCTGGTTCTATGAGCAAATCTGAGAATCTTGGGACCGCATATGAATTTGGTGATCAATTATTTAAGGATTTTGGTTTGGCAAACAGGGTAGATGCGAGCATTGGTGGTGCTACTGTGCATGTATTGGATCAAATGCCAAAATCATGGTTATTTGAACCAGAACAAAAAAAGCTTCTTGATTTTATTGCACAGTGGACTGATGGTTTGCATAACTCGATTGGGAAAGATATTTCCAGTATTCGTGTAGCACCAAAATCATCTTACCTCAATATGGGTATCGATGATTGGATTCGATTTCCATTTGCTCAACATGGTGAGGGTAGTCCAAATACATTCATGAATGTTCTTGATTACTATACCGATGTATATCGTGGCGGGAAAGAATTCATTACAGACAAAAATGCTGGGTATCTTCTTTCAAGTCTTGCGGATCTCAAACCAGCGGTAAGAAATGCTGTTATTAAAAATTACAAACTTGGTTTAGCTGGCGCTACAGCAACTGGTGGTGGAATTCTTGACAGGTACTTCAAACAACAAGAAATGGAGCAATAATGCAGAATTCATTTAATATGCTGACTGGCGAGAATATGCCAGATAATACAAGTGCGGTGCAAACACAGAAGAAAACTCCTGGCACCCAACTTTCTGAGGATCTATTTCTTGTCTACAAAGGTAGTCGCGCCAAATGGGAAATCGAGGCTCGTGATGATGAGGATTTCCGCAATGGTGCACAATGGAGCAAGGCGCAGGAGAAGGTTTTAAAGGGCCGTCGGCAGATGCCAATTGTTGTCAACTGCATTCATCCAGCCGTTGAACAGGGGAAAGCATTGCTTACCACACATTCCCCTCGTTTCAATACGACTGGTCGTGAGGGTAGTGATAATCGTGTCGCCATCGTCTTTAATGATCTGTTGAGTTATATTTGGGATATTTCGATGGGGAATGTGGAACTGAAGACAGCCATCGATGACTACTATGTAAAGGGTGTCGGCTATTTGATGGTCTATCCGGATATGACCCGCGACAGTGGGAATGGTGAGGTAATGATTCGCTCGCTAGATCCGTATGATGTTTTCGTTGATCCAAATAGTAAGGATCGTCTCTTCCGCGATGCTGCACATATTCTTTATGTGACCACGCTTTCGTTCGAACAGTTGCAGCGAATGTACCCAATGTATATTGATCTCATCAATTCTGCACAGCCATTTGTTGGCGAGAATAAGCCAGCCTCGAAGCGTGTTGGTCCAGAGGGACAGGTCAATCAAGTAACTGATACGTATCATCGTAAGTTCAGGGTCATTGACCGCTATTCCCGTGTTAAAGTGCCGAATTACAAGATTATCGAAATGTCTGATGGTGAGCAACGCATCGAAGATGCTGATGGATATACGAAATTTCTTCAATCCCCACTGGTTGCAATTGTTGCCCAAAAAGATGCGCGTGTGATTATCGATGATCGGAAAGTTCAGGATGCAATCGAACAATTCCAGCAGTCCGGGGTGTTTCATTACAATCAAGATCCACAAACTCAGCAACCAGTTGTGGCTCCTGGTCCAGCAATGGGTATGGACCAAAATGAAATTCCGAATTCTACATTTCAAGTCTATATCGAACCAGCACAAACGATCCTTCAGCAATTTCCAGAACTAGTTACTGTGCAGCAGGTTCTTCAGGATGCGATTCAACGCCATATGTCAGTTGGTTCTGTAGAAATTTGGGTCGGTGTTCTCCCATGCGAGGACTACCCAATTGTCCCATTGGTGAATCATCATCTTCGTCATCCATATCCAATGTCAGATGTTCGTATGGTACGTGGTTTGCAAGAATATGTGAATAAGGTTACCTCGCTTATCATTGCACATGCCGCATCATCTGCTAACGTGAAAGTTCTTATTCCACGTGGTAGCCAGAATGTCCGAAAACTTGAGGAAGAGTTCAATAAGGCTGGAACCGCTATTGTGGAGTTTGAAGCAGACCTTGGGGCACCAGTTATTGCTCAACCAATTCCTCTTCCTGGGGAACTCTACCGTAATCGTGAAGATGCAAAGATGGATATCGAACGCATCTTTGGCATCTACAACAATGGGCAGGGTGATCCTAACTCTGCGCCCGATACATACAAGGGAACAATGGCGCTGGATGAATTTAGTCAACGTCGTATCCGTTCAAAGAAAGATGATATCGAGGCGTCGTTAAATCAACTTGGTCGCGTAACAATCCAATTGTGTCAAAAAGTATATCAACGCCCAAAAATCATTCGTCTTGTTCAGCCAAACAACGAAGCAAAGATATCCTCAATCAATGAGTCAACATTTGATGATCTCGGAAATGAGATCGCTCGCGTGAATGACATCACAGTTGGTCGCTATGATGTCCAGATTGTCTCTGGATCTACGCTTCCAAATAATCGATGGGCACGGTTCGAGTATTACATGTCCCTGTATGAGAAGGGCGTCATCGATCAGATTGAACTTCTGAAACAAACGGAAGTCATTGATATGAAGGGCGTTCTTGAACGCATGAATATCTTGAAACAGCTGCAACAGCAGAACCTTGGTCTTCAAGAACAGATCAAGAAACTTGAGGGTGATCTGCAGACATTCGAGCGCGAGTCTATTCATGACCGAAAACGTCTTGAGGTCGAGAAGTTCAAATCGCAACTTGATACAATGCTGGGTACACTCAAGGGAGCGTCGCAGATCTATCAATCTCGTCTCAACGACGAATTGAAAAGACAAAAACTTGACAACAAAAAGAAAACAGAATAAGTTTGCATCAACTAACGTGGTTGCTGAGAAATCCAAACCACACTGATTAACTATCTACAAAGGACACATATGAATATCGAGGGCAATGCTGACCCTAATCAGGGTACAATTGATCCGAATGTTCAAGATGATGGTTTTTTTGATTCCATCATTGGCAGTAATCCTCCAGCAGCTGGCGCAACGCCTAAAGCGGACCCAATAGCAACACCTGCAGCAGATGATGCAACGAAGCGATACGAATACTGGCAAGGCAAGGCCGATCATTTCCGTGGCGAACTCGAAAAGAATAAGCCACTGATTGATATGGCGCAGCAGTATGCCCCAGTGCTCGACTATCTTCGCCAGAACCCAGATGTGATCACAGAGATCGAGAAGATGCGTAACCCTCAAGTTACTGCCGCTCAGACTCTCAAAGCACCAGTAAAACCAACTCCGCCTGCGGATTGGAATGAAGCTGATGCGATGATCCCTGGCACTTCGAGCTTTAAGCATCGTATGGCGCAGGAAGAGTATCGCACACAACTCACTGAATATATGTTCGCGCGTCAGGAAATGCTCGACCAACGTGAACGTCAAATGCAAGAACAGCAACAGCAAAGGGCGATTGAGCAGCAACGCATCAATACGCTTGGCAATACGCTGATTGCTGAGTATGGATTCACGAAGGATCAGGTCCAAGATTTTGTTCAGGTCATGAATGACCCGACTTCTATGGATATGGGCAATTTGGTGAATCTGTATAAAGTCATCAAGCACAAGACGAAAAACGTGGCAGAGGTAAAGCGTACGCTTCCGAATGGTTCTATTCCTCCTCCCCCTCCGATTGGTGGCGGGACTGGGGATGCAAACCAGCAACCAACGGAAGAGGAGAGCTTCATGGGTGGTATCTCATCTTTTGGGAAGCCGTCCAATCCACTGATGAGATTTCCTGCTAGCCGCTAATCTGGAGAATAAGCAATGGCTACTACACCAAAAAATCTCGGAGCTTCTGGTGTTCTTTACACCGACCGTCGGCGGTTCTACATCAAACCTGAACAGTTTGCTGAACTGTGGCCTGCCGTCACACCTTTCACGACCTTTGTGATGGGTGCAACCCAGTCTCTGACTGGTCTCACTGATCCTCTCTTCAAGTTGTTCGAACATCGGAATCCTTGGCAGAAACAGGAATTCCAGAACAATGGTAGTACGAACACGATTTCTGCGGCTGGTTCCTCGACCAATCCGACCGCTGCGACGATCACAATGGATACACCTGTTGGTCTTCCTTCCAACTCTACAGCAAACAGCGCGTATGTTGGCCTTGAGTGCGAAGTGTGGGATTCGACGAAGACCACGAAAAAGGGTGTCGTTCTCATTACTGCAGTTGGTGACAACACGGTTAGTGTGAAGAACCTCGGCTCGTCTGATATCGTCTGCGCCGACAACGACTATTTTGTCGTGATTGGTAATGCTCGTGGTGAGGGTACGACTTCTCCGCAAGCGTGGGCTGATGATCTGTCGGTTGTGTATGGTCAGACACAGATCTTCCGTACGCCAGTTGAAATCACGGGAACTCTGTATCAAGCTTCGCTGCGTGGTGCGAATAACGAGCTTGCTCGTCTTCGTGCTCAAAAAGCTGCGGAACATAAGATGCAGATGGAACGTGCGTTCATGTTTGGTTCGAACCGGATCGGTCTTGGTCTTGCCGATTCTCGTGATGGTGCCTCTAATGAATCGTTTGGTGACAGCCCTGTTCTCGATGCGAATGGAAACGTTGTCCGCACGGCGATGGGTATCGTCACAGCGATTGAAAAGTATGGCTCCTCGACGGCGACCGACGAGCACCAGAACATTTTCGATTTCGCATCTGGAATGAGCTGGTCCCAGTTCGTCGATGCGACTGAGAAGATTTTCCAATATCTCCCGACGTCTGGTGTGAAACGTGCTTTCGCTGGTCCTTCTGCTATGTCGTGGTTCTCGAAGTTGGAAAGCAATAACTCTCGTTTGAAATCTGGTTTTGATATTCGCATTACGAATATGCAGACCAGCTCCCTGGGTTATAATTTCCGCTATCTGGAGACCCCATTCGGTGTGGTCGAGTTGATCTACACTCCCGCCCTCAAGCGCGAGCGTACGAACTATCTCGTGATCCCGACCGAAGAGAATATTTTCCATGCCACGTATCGTCCGTCTGCCTACAAAACCAACATCAAAACCGATGATGGATATGATGGCATCAAGGATGAATACTTCTCTGACGAGGGTATTGGAATGACACTCATCGAGTCTCATAGCATAATGAAACTTCCGAAAGCGTAATTCAATTGGGGCGGGTAATACCGCCCCTGTTTCTCACCAAACGTCTTGAAAGGACAACCATGAAAAACTTCATTCTCTTCCTTCTGCTCGCAGTAGTGAGCGTTGGATATTCCCAAAACCCATGGGCCAGCACAAAGACCAATGGTTTCAACGTTCTTGTGACCGCTGGTAAGGATACTGCTCCATCTCTCGGTGGGACGATCTATAGTTCTGCATTTGATGGTGGCGCTGTGTCTGGGCGTAAGATTGTGGTTGGCTTCACTGTCACCGACACATCTACGCTTCGCACGGATACATTGAATCGTGGCCGCCTTGATGTCCAGGGTTCGTTTGATGGCACAAATTGGTTTAACGTTGCTGATAGTGCTATCACTACGAAGAATCTCCAAGGTGCAGCGCAAACGGTACTCAATGTTGTTCGAACTGGATTGGTAGATCTTAGTTCGTATAATCTGCCGTGGTATCGTTTGGCCATTGTGCCTACGAGCACCGCAGTTTCTCCACTTAGCAATAAGTCTGGGATTGTGGCTCGGAAGTACAAATTCAACGTATCTGGCGGTAAGTAAATGAGAGGGGCGCAAGCCCCTCCCATATAATGGGGATGATATGGCAACAACTCTGAAAGCTCAGATTGATAATCTTGTTGGTTCTGGCATCGCAAGCACAGCCTACGATGATTGGCTTCGTGCTGGTGCTAGAACTATTGTTGACATTCTGAAGTTTGAAGATCTTGAGCGCCATTCATCTTCAATTGCTATCCCACAGGATAGTGGTTTATCCGTTCAACTCTACAGGATCTGGCGCATACTATGCAATGGTAATGCAGCCATAAATCGATCGACTGGCAATGAAAGCCAAGTTCTCGATAGTAACTCATTCTACAAAGCGACCCAACTAACCCCAGCATACATCATCAAGGCTGGTACTTTACGATGTTATGACGGACGTTCTGTTGCTGTAGATAATACTAATGCCCTTGTTTCTTTAAATGGTGCTGGTACAGGCTATGTCGCACACGATGTTGTTACTGTTACTGGCGGTATGCAACTCAAAATTACTGGAGTGAATGGTATCACTGGCGCAGTGGTATCATTCACGGTCCAAAATTATGGAACATCGGTCACTGCTGGGACTGCGAAAGCTACTGTCGGATCTGATACTGGTGTTGGATTTACGGTAAATGTTTACATAGCTCCAGTGTCATACTTGATTGGAATCCAATATCCAACAACGATTGACAGTTCTTCTGACACAGATATTAGTGGCGTTCCAGAAAATATGCATCATGCAGTTATTTTATATGCAGCTATTCAAGCTGTCATGTCACAAATAAGTTCACTGTCAGCTGACATGAATACAAAAATAACTGCATCATTGACGGATATTAGCTCCATCTCTATCCCAACACTTGATCTTTCAACACAATTCAGCTCCCTTGCCACCTCTCTCGACACAGATCAAGACATCGAGCTTGCAATGGCAAAGATCAAAGAGATAGATCAACGCGTATCTGATTGGGTGCAGTACAACTATAAGCATGACTTTGAAGGTCCCATTGCAAAACTTAAAATGGAGCTTGAGAAAATGGGTACCATTATTCAGAGTTATGGACAAAAGCTGACAACCTATCAATTAAACGTTCAGCAGCTTCAGGCAGAGTATCATGGCGTTATCAATCTGTATCTTGGCCGTGAGACCAGGGTGGAAGGAGACAAATGACGCTACAGCAATATATTGAAAGTATCTCCCGCATCTTCCCAGATAAAGGGCAAACAGAAATCGCATTGGATATCAATAATGCGCTCACGGACTTTGCAGAAAGAAGTAAGTGCATTACTGGTAAATGGACATTCACGAATGATGAATCTACAATCACTGGTAAGAATGAAGTAGATGCAGATCTCACCATTACCCAGCCAGTCGAAGAGTCTGGATATTTTGCAGTTACAATTCCAGCAAACATAGTTGCATTTAGCGACATTCGTGTATTCGGAGCGGATGGAGCGCAGATCGCATCTGATGTGTTCTATGAAACGGTTGAGAATCAGCTTCGTGTGTACAATGTCACTGGAACAAATGCATCTGTTTATACTACGGTTGCTTCGTTGGAACTTGATGTTGTCCTTTACCCAGATGCATTGTCTGCATTAGGTGATATCCCAGCAATACCTGACGCATACCATCGCGCTCTTGAATCTTTCGTACTGGCGCAATATTATCGCCGCTATCCCATCATTGCCATGGGTTCACAAGGTGGTCAATATGCTGCCAATATCAATATAGCACGTGAGCTTGAACGTGAATATGATTCTTATGTAATTCGTGCCAAGAAACGCTATTTCCTCAATCATCAGATGGGCCAAACCGTCGCTGACGGGTACAACTTCTAAGGAGCAAAACAATGGCAAATGTCCGTCGCCAATATTACAGCGTTCAGGATGTTGAAAATATTCAACACATGACGCCCAATCGTGCACTTCAATCTCACCACTTCAACAGCTCACTCGGTGCCGCATGGTCTACTACAGGTTCGATTCATAAACTGGATCTTCCATCCATGAACCTTGCAGCCATTGCGAATATTGGCGTTTCTCCAAGTATTGGCTCTTCTGCTGGAAATGTTCAGGTCCTGACTCTTACAAAGTTTACGAAACGTCTCACATTTTCAGTTTACGCTGTTGGTGGCGGTGGAATCGATGCAGTTGTTGTTCGCTTTGTTACTACAGATCCAAATTCTGTTATGCCACATTATGATGGTATTTATGATGGCTCTGCTCAAGTAGCGGCTGTTCAGGCTGGTTCAATCGTAACCATTGATGTCCCATGGTTTGAACTTCAGGCAGTTATCGGTACAACTCAGATCTACACTATCGTTGGTGGATATGGTCAAACCGTGAAATGCTCTATCATGGAGAGCTAATGAAATCCATCACGCATGGAAAATATTCTGACATAGCGCTTGATCGTGAGCTAAGGGATATTATCCTTGCCATCAAAGAACTGCAAAATGGCGGATTGCTTACGACGAGTAATGCATCCGCCATTGTTGTTTCATCTTCTGGCTCAAGCTCATCCTCTACCGTTGAAATTCGCAAAGGAATTGCTGCAGTTACTGGTGGTACAACACAAACGATTCTTTTTGCAACTGCAATGCCATCTGCTGGGTACTCTTTGCCGCAGTGCCGCTGCTATTCTACTATTGACGGTCTATACACAGATGTAGGTTTTACGATCAGCAATAAAACTATCTACGGTTTCGACATAACACCAAATGCGGATGCCACATGCGAATACGCAGCTTTTTATTGATAGCTCTCCTCCCCCTTCTTGCCATTTCCCAAGTAACGATGAATAAACTTGGGAGATTCGATACTCTACGCTCTATTAGCTCAAATCCTATCTATCCTATCTATATCAAGTCTAATGCAAAATTCACATCTGTTATTTATGGCGAAAATGATGTCTGGCTTGGCAAACAGACTGTTCGTGATGGCGCATTGAAATTCTTTAGTGGCGTTGCGGGTGCGGTCCAATACCTGAATATCAATCCTTCACCAGATATGGATCAGCAGTTCTATCTTCCCAAACCATCTCAGAACGATTCCACGTGGACTCTTCTGTATGGAGAAGATACCTCTCGCGTCCGCACTTATTCGGACTCGCTCTATGGCAACAAGCAAAAGATGAACGTATGGAGCAAGCCGCAATTCTTCATCGACCCTGATGGCGACGCAGACGCAGACGCTTTGTTCGGCGGCGGCGGAACCACTCGCACGCAAGGCACAATCGGTTTCTATGGCGACGACATCGGTCAATACGACTATTTGGTCGGCGGCGGTCAAGGCAACGGTCAATATTGGTATCTACCGGTTAACGGTGGAACCATTTTGATTAACGGGGACACAACGCGCGTCCGCACATTCAGCAATCTCAAATATCAGGGGAAAAGCCAAAACCTCACGGATATTTCCGCCGCGACAGCGGGGGACAACTATATTCTTCAGTATGTTCTTGGTGCTGGAGCGTGGATAAGCAGAACTCCCGACCAAATTCTTGCAACAACTCATTTCCAAGATTCGCTGAATGCAAGACTCTCTCCGCCTGATACCACTCGGTTCAGAACTTTCTCAAACCTAAAGTATTGGAGCAAGACAGACCTTGATACGTCTGTGTTGCACTATGTAAAATTGTCGCTCAAACTGAATGCTTCAGATACAACGGCATTCCGGTATTATTCTGACCTAAAGTATGCCTCAGCATCAACACCGACATACAAGCAACAGATTCTTGATACGCTGAACCATACATATCTGCCGACAAAGTTCACATCAACGCTTTACAGCGAGAATGACCTTTGGCTTGGCAAACAAACGGTGAGAGATGGAGCGTTGAAGTTCTTTAGTGGCACAGCTGGTGCTGTTCAATATCTGAATATCAACCCGTCGCCAGACATGGACCAGCAGTTCTATCTTCCAAAGCCATCACAAAATGACTCTTCGTGGACTCTCCTCTATGGAGAAGATACGTCAAGGGTCCGCACATATTCTGATTCCCTTTATGGACGGAAAGCGCAGACGAACACATGGACGGGGCGCAATTATTGGACTGGACGGTCAACATTTGGCGATTCTATCATATTGCGCGATTATTCCGGTAACGACCAAGTCACCCTCAGCGCTGAAAATTACAGTGGCACAACACATTCTCGTCTTTTGATACCAACCGATGCAGGCGATGGTGTATGGGCATTCGGAAACTATGGTACTCTTCTTGTCGCTTCTGACACAAACGGAACACGGTCGTACTCGGATTCCTTATATGGAAGAAAAGCATCAACAAACATTTGGACTGGCACAAACTACTTCAGAGGGCTTTCAGCGTTCTCAAACACCATAACCCTTGGTACTCCCGGTGTATCTGATAATTCGTTCGTGTTCTATCGCGGCAACGGTGGAGACAATGGGAGTGTAGAACTCAGAATGCAGGAAACCGGATGGTCCGGCGACGGTTACGTTCTCGAAATACCGTACAACATTAACGACGATGTAATCGCCACCCGTGGCAATCCATATCAAACTTTCACCGGCGGAACGTGGAACGCGGACCCGATTGACACTTCGTACACATACGCAATCAGACACATCTCTCTCGGCTCTGCTTATGGCATCGGTTTAACTCGCTATAATGGGTACGACTTTCAATTTACATTCGATAGTTCCAAGTATGTCCCCAGCACGGTATCTTCTGTCGTGTCCGGGTCAAAAACTTTTTCCGGGCTCAATATATTCTCTGCGGCTTTCACCAACATCAATCCTTCTGGCACCGGCAGTGCTCGTTTGAATTTCAATGACTCTGGTCAGGTGGGTTCTCTTCTGCCCGGATGGGGTGGCGGTCAGTGGGGGATCACCAACGGCACGGCGGTCGGCACGGCGGTCGATGCGTACGGCGGTCGCGCAGGTCAGGGCGTATTTAAAATCGGGAGACGAGGCTCTGCTGCTGGCGACGGTTCCGGTGCGGCTTTCACCATTGATTCGCTGCTGCTTTTCATGGCCACCATCACACACATTCCAATAGTTGCCAACTCTTTCGACCTCGGCAAGTACAATGCTTATTGGGACTCATCTTTTGTTAATTCGTACTATGGGAAGCGTGCCACGCTCACCGATTCTCTCAGGATTGGAACTTCAACTCCATTCAAGGTCACTTCGGCTGGCACGGTGACTACACGGGGCACCATCACTACAACAGCAGTTAATGGCTTATCAAACGTCAGCACAGGTGTTGCGCGTTTAACGCTATCTTCGCCGCTTGGGAGCGGTTCTTATGTAACTTACGTGAATCAAGCATCTGGCAGATCGTGGGAAATAGGGAGGGGTGGCTCGACGAAAGATTACGGGTTTTTCTATAATGGCGTACAACTGTTTGGGATGGACACCGTTGGCAAAGTGGGAATTGGAATATCTGGTACTGTGCCGGCGACCAATATGCTCACGGTGAAGAACGGTCTGTATGCGAACGCGATGAAATTACAGAACAGCAGAGGACAAGACATAAACTGGATCGACTCGCTCGGCGCAATGAATGCTAAGAGCAAATCGGTTCTCGATACGATTGCAACATCCCACCTGATAGGTCAATCGTCGGCTCCAACTATTGCAGCGGGAACTGGTGCAGGGACTTCGCCTTCCGTCTCTATCGTCACCAACTCCACCGATCTTGCCGGTGAAATCTTGGTCAGGACCGGAACTACCCCAACAGCAAACGGCGACATCGTAACGGTGACGTTCAATAAGAACTACACCCGTCCTCCGCAGGTTGTTCTCACACCATCCACGGGACTTGCGGCGGCTCATGCGGCCCTTGTCTATATCAAATCAACCTCTGGATCAACGTTCGTTGTGACAGACACCGTGACCGCTCTGACTGCCTCTCAGGTGTATCGGTGGAAATACCATGTAATCGAATAGGGGGACCAATGGAAAGATTCACAGTATTGGCGACCGGAGTGCTTGCCACATTCGCTCTCGGCATCAAACAGATCGCGCTCCTCTTCCATGTCTTTTCGGATGAGTCCCTCCAAAGGATCATCTTCTATCTTACAATAGCATGGCTCGTCATGCAGATCACAATGAACGCCCGGAAATGGTACGGGAAAATGAGAGAATTTTTCAAGTTTTGACAATCCAACATCCATCACATACATTTGCATCAACAAAGGAGGCTCTATGGATCTGAATATAATGCTGCAATTCGTCAACGACCACTCTGCGGTCATTATTGGTATTTTGCTTGGAATCAGCGAACTTCTCGCCTCTATTCCTAGTGTTAAAGCTAATAGCATTTTCCAATTCGTTGTTGGACTTCTCAAGAAGAAGGAAGAAGGAAAGTGAACTTCGATCAAGTTCATCTTCAACTTCGTCGTGAGAAATATTCCTCCCAGGCAACCCTTGGGAGGTTATTTCTTACTGGGACAGGACTATTCTGGTATACTCTCGAAGATACAAATAGGGATATTAACTTTGATGGCAAACTTGATTCACCAAAGGTTTATGGGCAAACTGCCATTCCCTTCGGAGTATATGCAGTAGAGATACGTTATTCCCCACACTTTATGAAAGACATGCCATATCTTTGCGATGTCCCAGGATTCAGCAGTATTATGATACATCCTGGAAATAAAACCGAAGATACGCTTGGTTGCATTCTTGTCGGGAAAACTATGAACGATTCTACTCCAGACTACAAGATTGGAAATTCGCAGAAAGCATTCTCCGAACTTTTTGCAATTCTAAAGCAGGCAAAAGAAATCACGATATCTATCGAGGATGGATCGCATGGCAAAAATGCTGAGAATTAAACGTCTTATTGAGACCGAACAGGTGTCTGAAGCGGATCGCATTTTACTTGACGAAGTTCAGTTGCGTGAAAAATACAAACCAGTATTCTGCGAAGCCTGCATCAACCCAAAATTCATTTCCAGCTATTCCCCATGCACGAATTATCCTTACCAAACCGTTATTGAGTTCATGAATGGGCAACAAACAGTAATCGATATGGAGTTTGAAGAATTTCATAAGATGGTATCTGATTGTGAATAATTTCCCTACCATATTTGTGGTTCTTTGTCTTATTGGACTTTCTCTTGTTCTTGGGGCAAAATATGAACACTCTCGCCATTCCTCCAAGGATACGATCTCGGTCTATATTGATCCAATCGTGATCATCAAAAAGCCCATAATCTCGCACATAAAGAGTTATGTTGATAAACCCTACCAAGAGACAGTTCTGGTCAAGATCCCTTCTCATATCGCATCTGGCGACGATTCTGCCTATGTTTTAGCGGAGAGATATGGAAGAGTTCTCACTGGGTATCAAACCGTAGCATTTTTCGAAGATTCTTCGGCGTCGGTAGAATTGTATATGACTTCTCTTCCGCTCGAAGAATCTATTATCGTTGATAGCATGAAATTGAAACTAAAGTCAGTTAAGGTCCCAGTAGTTCCAGATATTGTTGTCCAGAATTCGTGGCTAGAGGATGCTGGGTATTTTATTGCTGGATGTCTTGTTACGATTGGCGTAGTGGAGCTGACCAAATGAGTAGGGAACGACTTATCATCAATAAGTTTGGTCGTGGTATGGCTTGCTCTGTCTCGTCTGAGGATATGGATGAGAATGCTGCTTATTATTGTACCGATGTTAATCTACTTGGGTTAGAAGGTAAGCTCATTGGTGTTCCAGACTCCGTTGATAAAACATCTTCTATTGGAGCCGTTGGAAATGCTCAGGGGAGCGCTGTCATTCAGGATACTGATGGAAAATGGTCTTTAGTGTATCTTGACATCACGGCGATGGCATTGAAATATATCTCTGATATCTACGGGACGCCAGGAGCGGTTACCACGCTAACAACAAGCTTCCATGCCTCGACAACACTCGCAACGATGATCGCCAGAAATGGCACTTTGCGTATTGGTGATGATGGATTTACTACGCTGGTCAATAAATGGGTTGGCATCACCAGTAATACATATTTTGGATTATCTGCTACGTCTGGACTCCAGGCGCAGTTACAGGAATGCAGGGATTATCACGGGACTTCATCTGGACAGTTCAAAATATTTGCAACACTTGGCTCTTCTGACCCATCTGGATTTTTTGCAAGTGATAAAACATATTTTTATCGATACGCATTGGAATATGATGGATATCAAATTTCAACTCTTGCTCCATTGACATCCGATGGGATTGTTTCCACTTCTGGAACTGTCTATGGAAATATCACTGCAACAATTAGGGCACAGGGCAAAGCGACGAATGATTTTTCTGATTTTTCTAATAAACGCATAACTGGCGTTCTTGTTTTCAGGGCAGAAAGCACCACATCGATCTCACCTACTCTACCACAAACAGAGTATCGCCTTGTTGAACGTATTGCTATCGATGATGGATCCTGGATAAATGATGCGATTAATTATCGTTATAATTATGGCTATAACGATATCGGGAACGAGGGTAGTACATTCAATGTATACT